ATGGTTCGACTCCCGCAGAGGCATTCGCAGTCGGTCCCGAGGGATATTAGGGTAAAGCCCATGAGTCGCTTGCGGAAATTGAGGTGGAGCACGACCACTGCCTCCTTTTGGGAGTCGAACCATGATGCCTGCATGGGACCGTCGATCCAGGCACGGACCGCGTCTTGCTGGGTGAAGATTTCAGTGGTGAGGGCGGTTTCCTTAACTGTGTTAATTACACGGATTTCACCGACCGTCGGTGCCTTGGGGGCGACCGGGGTGCGGGTGCGGGAACGGGCTGGGACGCGGGATGATCTGATTTCGGTTTTGGCCATAGTGTTAGCTGGTAAGTGGTTGGGAGTAGGTGGATTATTTGGCGAAGCGGCAGTGCATATTTACGGGGAGGAGGGCTTCCACCGCACCTAGGAGGATAAGATAATCGGCGGATGCCGGGGCATCTTGATCCTCAACATGGAAGAGGATGCGGCGGAGAGCGTCGGCCTCTTTGCTGTCATAGGTGAAGAGGCGCTGGCGGATTTCACGCACGGTTGGTGTTTTGGTTGATGTGGTCATTTCAGTATTGATGTTAGAATTGTTTTGCATGTTGATAGCTTAAAGGCTAAATGAAGTAGTGCAAGCGATTTAATCAAATATTTTTCCATAAAAAAAAGCAGCCGGGGGGAGCTGCTTGATTCCGTGGGGATTAGAGTGGTTAAAAAAAAGCGGAGTTTTGTTCCTCACTGATCATAATGGAAGCGGCGAAAGGTTAGGCTGATTCTCCAGCCGCAAGGTGTTGAGTGTTTGGGGATTCGGTGAAGCATCACCGCCTGGAATCCGGGGGGCATGACGAACAGGGAGCCACGCTCCAAAAGGTAACGATCCGCAGGCGGGACAGCTCCCTTGACTGCCACCCTGCCTGTCGCTCGGCATTCACCACACAACTCAATAGTGTTCCTCGCTCCTATGGAGGTGTCAGTAAACATCTTCTCTCCTTTGCATACAGGACAAACCATATCCTGAGGCTTGACCCAAATCTCCCGTTCCGCTCCGAAGGACATGACGGTGATGGGCGCTGCCGCGTCCATACCCGCAAAGTCGTCCGCGTGCCACCCGAGGTGCTGATGCTGGTCGTCATACTTGTTCAAAAAACACCCGTTAAAGAACCCGGTGTAAATCAACCGGGGGGCGCTTTGCAGGTTCCAGATGCCTTCCCGGAATAGGCTAGCGAAGGTCCACATCGCCACCACGTCTCTCATTTCGTGGAGGTAGGGGGACCAGGGCTTCGAGGTGTAGCTAACACCATCGTCCTGTCGGCCATAGGCATAGTCGGTCTCCCTGTCGGCCATGAAATATTCGTGGCGGGCTGCCCTTTTGGTTTCCCAGCTCAGGCTTAGAAGCTCGTCCTCCATGTCGGCGAGCAATGTGGCGGACAGGGACGGTGGAATGTAGATGGGTTTCATAGGTTATTTGCTGAGGGTGGCGGTTGGGGTCTCCCGGTCAATCGGGCGGTGGAAAAAGCAAAGCAGGCTGTCAGAGTTCCAGCCAGTGAAGGTGAATCGCCGACCCTCAAAAACCAACACCTTCCCGGTGAGCTTCCGCACGTCATCCCAGCCATTGGGGACGGCTATTTGCAGGGACTCCCGCCTGACTTCGGGCCGGATGGTGTGGATGACGGCGATTTCAGAGTTGCTGATTTTGGCACGTCCGTGCTTGGCGAGAGCAGGGCTTAGTGGGCGCTTGTTGTTGATACTTCTCATGGTTGTAATATGGTTGTAATTGGTTGAAGTTAAGCGTATTTGTAAAGTAGTTCGTTGGCTTCTCCGGGGGAAACCGTCCGAGTGTAAACGCTGGCATTGCGGCCTAACTTCCCGCCGGGGCCATAGGCCGACTCCAGGGCTGCCCGCCGGGTGAAACCGACACCGAGAATGCAGGTGCGGCCAGCGAAGGCGGAAGGTGCCTCCACTACGTGAATGGTGACATCGATCTCAGCCACGGGAGCGGCTGCGGGTGTGGTATTTACGTTGCTCATATATTTGGTATTTAGTATGTTGATAATGTGTATGTTAGTGATGTTATTTGGTGACTAAATTTATTTCGACCTCCACTGCTACCCAGCCATGATTGGCGTGGGGCGGGCTGAATTTGCGGAGGGCATCGGCTGCGGTGTAGGACAGGGTTTCAACTATGATGCGGCCTGAGGGGCCACGCATTACCCAAAAGGTAACTGGGCCGGGCGCTGGCGCGGGTGCTGGAGATGAGGTGGAGTCCATGATTAAAGGCCGAGCAGGTGGAGTTTCCGACCCGTATAAAGGCGGTCGGCTGCGATGATGAAGTGGACAAGGGCCATGTCCGCTTGGCGTTCTACCCCGTCCTCGCAGGCCATATTTACGCTGGCGGGCTGGTCCGGGTGCCGGGTGAAGCGCAGGTCCACATTGGGCCATTCCTCGCGCATTGCCCACCGGAGGGAGGTCTCATATTCGGTCAGGGTATCGTTGAGGAGGCGCTGTTCGGCTTCATACTGTGGGTGAAGCTCGTCGAGTGAGGGGAGCGGATTGTTTGCAGTTATGACTATGCTCATGGTGCTAATAGGTTGAATTTGAGTTGTTTAAAAGGTTGACCACTCGATCCGGGCATCATCAAAAAGACACCGCAGTGTGGCAGCGTAGGATTCGAGGTAACATTTGGACATGGGATCGCGGGGCAGGCCAGCTTCCTCGCAGGTGAGCAGAGCGTTTTCGCGGGCGGAGTCTTTGAAGTCGCCACCCTCAGTGGTGTCGAGGGCATCGAGCCGGGCGCAGTCGGCACGAAGGGCGGACCACTCCCGTTCTACTAGGAGTTGCTCGGCTTCGGCCACGGTCCATCCCTTTTTAGTCAGGGCGGCGACCTCTTTCAGGTGTGCTTTCTGTGATTTGCTCATTGATGATTTGTTTTGCATGTTGATAGCTTAAACGCTAAGTAAAATAGTGCAAGCGATTTAATCAAATTATTTTTAGGAGGAGCCGTAAATCATTGAGAGGGAAGCGAATAAATTTTGCACGATCTTGCAAATTTAATCATAATAGCAGGCGAGACCGTTATCCCTGATGATCTTCCTGAGGCTGCTGCCGTGGAGATCGCACCATTCTGCCAGCTTGTCGAGTTGGGGCTGCGTGGCGGGATGGTAACCACGGACATTCCCAGGAGCGAGGTGAATCCAGCCGAGTTCTTCGGCCTGCCGCCAAGCGCTGATGCCCTCCGGGGGGAACGGGAGCAGGGAGACAATCAGCGGGTCGTGGTCACCGTAGTCGCAGGCATAGAAGTGCCCGCGAGGGCACAGCCAGCCGTATCGACAGGACATATCTGGCTGGGGGGATGGCCGTTCGTCACCGTATAGCGTTGTTGCCCTATCTCCCATAACCTTTAAGATTGATCAGCCTTGTCGCGAGGTGGTATCAGGCCAGCCGCGAGCCGTTTTTTGTATTGGCGTGCGACGGCTGGAACCGTTACCCCGAGTTGATAGGCAATCACGGAGCGGGGCATCGTCCAGTCGACAGCATCCCACACTTCCTCCGGGTGCCGGGCACAGTGCCTATCAGGGGCATAGGCTGCCCGAGCGCCATACAGCCTTGTCTTGGACAAGCCTGTTTGCTCCATGAGTTCCGGGATGCTCAGGGACCAATCAATGTGCTCCCATTTACGCACCCCAATGGTGTGCGGGGCATACCTGCGGCGCATAGTGGATACACACGGAGTGGAGTAACCAAACTTTTTGCCTATATCCTTGGTTTCCATTGACCAGTCCACGTCTGTGGCCCAATTTATTCTTGCCTTTCTGCTCATGCTTTGGGAGGGTTAGATTCAAGGGCATTCACCATGCAGGTGATGTGGCGGTTCAAGACTTCCACCTTTAGCCGTTGCTTCTCCAGCTTAAGGCGATGATAATCCCGTGTTTTGCGGGCGAGAACCAAGTCGTCGGTGACGTGAAGGAACTGACGATAGGAACCACCGCTGGAGAAGGTGTGGCTCTGGACATAAATTAGGCCAAGGGCGGCTATGATCTCCTCTGCCTGCGCAGAACTGATAGTTAGCCTAAGGCTTGGGTGGGAGTAGAGGGTGAAATGAGGGTCAGAACCCCAATGGTGTAGGGAGCAATCTTTGTCCCACTTATCCACGACCATGGCCGTGTCGACGGTGACGAGGGCATCCTCTGTAGGGCTTATTATACATAGTATTTCTGGTGATAGCATTGTGTTATTTATATGTTAGTTATGTGTGGTTTACCACGTTGGTTCACCGCTATGCTTCTTGATGCGATACTCCAACATGGAAATTTTGGTCTCAAAGGCTGCGGTGATATTCCGGGCGCGTTTGATGTGCCGGGCGAGGTCTTTGCGATAGCGGTCAACCTCCACCTCAGCCGTGTAGCAAGTGATGTAGCGCGTGGCCGAGGGGAAGGGGATACCCTCCACCGCGATTAGGTCCAGGATCTCGATGAGTTCATCACCCTGACCCAGGGTGATGCGGAGTAGGGAGGGGCTGGAGAAGTTGGTTTCCTCACAGCGGGTGGCGTGGGCCAGAATGTAGCGGTCGTCTCCCTTCCAGCGATAGAGGGAGTAGTTTTTGCTCCATGCTGCCCCCACGATTGTCAGGTCGAGAACACTGGTCCCGTTGTCGTATGTGTGTATGATAGCGTGTCTCATGTGGTCTGTGTGGCGTATAAAGTCGGTTGCATAAATTAGGATTCAAAATATTCTCTGGCGTTCCCGGCCACAACGGTCTCAAGCCTTACTATGAGACTCTCCAGCGAAAACGCGACAGCCACGGACTCACCTCCGGGGAACATAAAACCGGGCTTTAGGGTCACCCAAGAGGAACCACGTCTACCTTCCCTCCACGTTTCCTGCACTCTGCTATCGTCGGCTTTAATCCTCGCTAGTGGGCTCAGGGACTTGACTTTTTTGGTTACTACTTGACTCTCATTAACGGTCCGAGCGTGGATGGTCGTTTTTTTACATGTTACAGTTTTCTTCATAGGGGTAACATTAACCTAGGGATGCCAGTAGTGCAAGCTAATTAATAAAATTATTTTTATTAAACCTAAAATTTGTTGGGGGGATCAGGGCTCCTTGTCCTTAGGATTTGCACGATCTTGCAAATTTTTGGGTGGCTTCCTGTCTTTCCACGGGAAGGCTATTTGGATACCATAGGAGGTGGGGCCACGGGGGCTGGGATCACTCCATGTCCATATCGATACACGTCGAAGGATCTTGCGGATAAATTTCACGGATTTCATGGGGTAACCTACACCACGATTTGCCTTTGGAAAGGGGGTGTGTTATGGTCCCCGATGAAGTTGTGGATACTGATATTGATAGCAGGGCTTGCCGGGGCAGGTGTAAAGGGAGCGGACCAATGGCAAATCACTTACAACGGCAACCTAAAGGTTGCGGCTGGCACGGATTATGTGATTATCGACCTGTTTGACTACGGCTCCAGGGGTGTGGCCACCGTTAAGGCGGCTGGGGCCAAGCCCATCGCCTATTTCTCGGCGCATTACGAGGATTGGCGACCGGACAAAGGCCAATTCGGGCGCAAGCTCGGGAAGATTGGAGGGTGGAAAGGTGAGTATTACATCGACTGGACAGACCCGAGGAACCAAACCGTCATGCTTAGTAGATTGGAGCGGGCTAGTCGGCTAGGGTATTGGGGAGTTGACATGGATAACGTGGATGGGCCGGGGATGGGTGGTTATTTTGCGTGGCTCTACAAGGCTGCGAAGGCTAAAGGGCTGGCGGTGGGGCTGAAAAACAGCGTTGAGCTGCTGCCGACCTGGGGGGCTAAGGTGGATTTTTTCGTCTCCGAGGCCACGAACTCCGGGGAACTGACCTGTTATAAGCCCTACATTCTCCCCACTCGACCAGCCGTGCGCATGTGTTATAGTCGCAAGGTGCCGACACCCGCATACATCGCCGAGGTGTGGAGCAAAACAAAAGGAAGCAAATACTGATATGAATAGGAGAGGATCATTCAAAACAATATTGGGCGGCTTGATAGCTGCGGCAACGTGGATTGGGGCGGGATGCCGGGAGGTTTACAGCGCGGTCTCGCGGTGGGGGTGGCCGGGCTACCCCAAGAAGGGGGAGCTGAGGAAACACCTGAAAACATCAAAGAACCATCCAAACATTACGGATGCGGAGGTGGATGCCATGTCATTTGAGCAGATGATCAAGTGGCACGATGCAGACCACAAGCGGAGGGGGGACAAGGGGCGATTCAATCCCGCTGCGCATGTCCCTGGAACTGACTACCCATGACGCGCCGGGGGCTGCTCCTATCCGCCTTTTCGTGGCCTGATTTTGGAGAGTTACAACTAAAGATGAAACCAAGTGAAGACATGCTCCGCATAGCGGAGTTCATCGTGACAAAGGAAGGACGATTCGATGCCGATGGGCGGTTGGTCGTTTACAAGCTGCCAAGGGGGGATGGGGGTGGCTCCTATGAGGTGGCCGGGATCAATGACAAGTTTCATCCCGGCATGGCCAGGCACCTGCGAGGACTGATTGAGGGAGGTAACCATGAGGAGGCCATGACTCAGGCTACCTGCTACATCGCGGAGTATGTAGGGAGTGCGGCTTCCTACCATGAGTCCTATGCCGTGGACGTGTTCCTGATGGATTGCTCGTTCAACCGAGGGCCGACCGGGGCGGTCAAAATCCTCCAACAGGCGTTGAAAACGGCTGGCCTTTACGGGGGCAAGATCGACGGGAAGGCCGGGCCGTTGGTGCAAGATGCTCTGCTGCGCATAAGCGGGGAGGACTTGATTTTCCGCCTGCTGCTATCGCGCCAGTGGTATGAACGCTGTATCGTGGGGCGGTCCGAGTCTAACCCGCTATGGAATGGGCTGGTCAATCGCTGGATCAACGTTGCCCAATTCGCTGTAAGGCTGGGTAACCCCTACAAAAACCTGGCTTAATCCTTTAAAACCCAATGCCCTACGCATTGGGTTTTTTTATTGGGTGAAAAAAAGATAAAAAAGAATTTGCAAAGAGTATTAAACTACTTTAAGCTCCCCTCCATGCAAAACGCTGACTATCGCAAAATCAACGACCGGAGCCAAAACTCCTCGACCTACCACAAAAAGGACGGGGCCAATGTCCGGGCCAAACTCAAGGTAATCACCCTGCGGGCCATCAAGGACTTGGTCTAGCCATGTGGACTGAGATCAATAATAACGACTTTTTTCACCAACTTATACGCACCATGAACTACACCAAAACCGTCTATAAATATCCGCTTAAGATCGCAGAATCCCAGGAGGTTCTCATGCCCGAAGGGGCTGAAATACTCTGCATTGGGTATGATCCCAACGGGAGCCTGTCGTTGTGGGCGCTAGTGGAATGCGACAAACCACAGGTGCCTGTCCCCATTTTCATGTGTGGGACGGGCACCCGAGTTGAGGCGGGGGCGAAGTATCTGGAGACACTGAAAGACGGCTCCTTTATGTGGCATTTCTTCACCGAGGCCGACCCTGACCCTGCTTGTCCCGGTCCCTCCAATTTGGAAAAGTGGGAGACGTGGGAGGAGGGGAGATGATTGAGGTAATCGCTTTTTGGGCAGCTATCACTGCTCTAATCTTTGCTGTGGCTGTGATGATACTCAGCCTCTTTTAACATTAACCACACTGAGAAATGTTGCAACGAGAGAGATGCTGCGGGCAATGCCCATTCGCCAAGTCAACGCCCAAGACCTATCTGGATACAATGGGGCAGAACGGGCAGAAGTTTATCGGGCAGGCCCAAGCCGGGATGTATCTACCATGCCACATGGAGGTGGGGTTTGGGGAGTTTCTGAAGAACCCACATCTGCCCCAATGCGCCGGGGCTGCGAAGTATCGGGCAAACGTCGGGATTGAGGTGCCGAAGGGCATAGGCACACTACCACCAGACCGGTGGAGGCGGTTCTGGCTGCTATCCAGGTGGCGCGGAAGGCCGGGGTCACCCCGACCGAGGTGTGGATCGGGCCTTATCAAGCCATGATTTTTGAGGCGGAAATGAAAGCCCATTGGGAGGAAGGGCGGCTAAAGGATTTCACGAAAATCCCGCTGGTAATAGGGCAGGGGCCGATCCAGCCAAAAATGGAGGGAGCCACGCTGCTGGGCCTGACTGTCCGAGTCAAGAACCACGATGGCATCAGGGTAGGAGTTTCATTTGAGGCATGAGCAGGAGCATGAGCATTATCTGGAACAGGCTAAAGGCGGCGATGAGCTACCCTCCTTATGGCATGAATTGCCCGCCGAGGAATGCCCTTCCACCACCGCCACCACCAAAACCAATCACAACTAGAAGTATGAGCATAGACACCAATAAAATAGAGGTAGAAGATACGCGAGCCAGCGAGGAGGAGAGCTGCTACAGTTGCGGCTCTCGGGACTGCGGGGCGAGGGCACCGGGGCAAGGCATGTCGTGGGACTGGCGGGAGCAGCCCAACTGGGGCAGGCTTAATAACCTGCTGAGACCTTTCGGGGCTGTCATCATTGAGGTAGATACCGATGACGACCAACACACAATCAGGGTAGGAAAGCTGAATAATAACAGATGAGAATGACATTGAAGGGACTGACGGCAAAAGAGAGAAACACTCTGATAAACAAGCAGCATGAGCTGGAGGGGGCGCTGGACTGGCTTTTAAGGCAAGCTGATGGTAGGACAACGGAGGGGAGTTTTACGGGAGAGGGAGGTGGGCCTATTCCCACCGTTACCGTGGACGGCCACCATCTCCGAATCCTCATCAATCATGTGGAGGGGGACATCAACCTTATCGCTGAGTGGCTGAGGGAGGATGCGAAGGGTAAGGCTTTCCGGGAGGGGTGGCTTAAATCGTGCTTCAAGACAGGCATATAATTTGCAAGACCGTGCAAAATCACACAAAAGGTATGGATAGAGATTACCGCACGGGAACACATCTATTTGCGCTCCACTCCGGGGATACCGAAACGGGGCGCAGGAAGATAATGACGGGGCAGGAAGCGATGGACGATAACCTAGCCAAACAGCGGGCCTATGTGGCGGCTGTGAGGCAAGGCAAGCCCAACGGGGAGCGGCTGGAGGTCTGGAAAGTGATCAAGAAATTTATATGATCCTGTCAAAATATTGGGTGGTGGTTTACTGCAAACAAACTCCACGCCACCGAGTTGGGCCGGGCCACCTTGAAACGCAGGATTGGAAGCCGGAAATCACGACCGTGGTTTCCCTGAGGCACAAGCGCAGTGAAACGTTTGTGCGGCAGATGAATGAGTTCATAGACTTAGATGTTCGGGAGGTAAAGCCCTTGGAGCAGTGGAGGTAGGTTGACGGAGGGGGCCATTAATTAACTGCTTGAACGGGCGGCTTTGTCTGCTAGAATGTGGACATGCCACACTTCCTAAGCGTCCATGAAGACGAGCTTTTAGTCGTGACCTTAGACACCGGATTCCTAGAATCCGGGGAGACCGCTTATTTTGTTATCGGGAGGGCCAGCGATAACGGGAAGATCATCGAGGGCGCATTCTCCGGGTCGACCGCTACCATCGCGCATGGGCTGGTCGCCGGGGAATACAAGACGCAGATTCAGGCTAGGGTAGAGGCTACCGTCACCAACGTGATTGAGGGGCCACGGCTTAAGGTGGAGGCCATCCTAAAAACCAGATGACCGTCAATCAAACAGTTACCCTTGCGACCCTAACGGTCAACGAGCAAACGGTGATGTTGGCCGTCGAAGGCAGGGATCGTGTTTTATTGGGTGGACCACATGGGCCAGGCAGCGCAACGGGCTTCCAATCGCCTGCTGCCTTGAGCGCAATCCTTGACGCTTATGGGGATGGGTTCTGGAACAGCGGGTCGGGAGACAGGCTGTATGACGACGGTGCACTAGCAAATGGGCTCTACGGCTCGCCGTTATTGTATTACGTTGAAGGTTATCCGGCGACGGGGTATTACGAGGCCACGTTTTATGTTTCGGGCAACCCGACTTCGCTTGACTCCAACGGGGACGGGTGGTGGGATTCTGACAATGATAGCACGTCGGAGTTTTATGACAATGGATACTTATTCACGGGCACCTACTCAGGCTTGTTCTATGTCAACGGGCTACTGTTTGGAAGCGGGTGGTATAGCGGTACAGGCACTTGGTACCATGAGAGCGTGGCAACCACACTGGACTCAAACGGGGACGGGAACTGGGATGGATCGGACTGGATTGGAGGGGTCAGACAATAATGCCATGACCAAGCTGATTATATGGGTCATTTGGCTGGCGATTATGAAAGGGAGATTGGTTGTCTCTCTTTCCAGATTGACAACAAGGGTTAAGCGATTAGTATGGACTAATGACATCGCGATTATTGAGTATCCTTGTGACCCTGCCCGTGATTTGCACGATCTTGCAAATCCGGTCGACTTCGGCGACCGAGAGCACCTTCACGGCTGCCAAGAATATCCTGCGGACAGCGATTCCTGTTAAGCAGGAAGGCGGCTTCCTGCGGAGCGGGTGGATCAAAGAAGGGCTATCGTCCCTCATGGGTGTGGAGGGGACCGTCGTTCAAGTGGAGCTGCCCGCGACAGAGCCAGAGCCAGCGCCAGTAACGACCTCAGGCGACGAGGTTCAGGAGTTGCCCGAAGGCACCAGCAATTTTTACCGGGACTCCCTGTTTCCCCTACCCGTAGATGATGAGGCGATACGGCAGCCCGAGAAAGTGCCCACCGGGGCACCCGTTCAGCTCATTGTTATTGACCTATCTGAGGAAAAGCTGGAGGCTTTCAGTATAGAAGGGGAGAGCCTGATGACCGCCAAAATCAAGGCATCCCGCTTTGGTATCGGGAGCGAGCAGGGGAGCAAAAAGACGCCCATAGGCGAGTGGACCCTGAATAAGGAGCCCAAGCACTCCTACGGTCCCACGTATCGGCTTTCCGGGGAGCAGGGCAAGGAAAGGGGCATCCTGATTCACCCCGGCAACCTAGGGCACGGCTCTCGCGGCTGTATTCATGTGAGTTGGGATAAGATCAAGGCACTTTACTCAATCACAGCCTCAAAAGGCACCGAGCTTAGGATTCAAGAATGAATATATGGAGGAACATAGTCGCCTTTTCTCTCCTTTCCCTAACCGGGTGTCGGGAGAGTGACGAGAGGGTGCTTTCGAAGCGTCCCAGCTTCACTCCCCTAGCTATTGGGGCGGAGGAGCCGGGGGATGCGGAGGGGCTTTCTCCCGGCATCCTACGCATCGACATAAATTGGTCCCCCGAACCTCCGGTTGATCTGGAGGAAGAACCCACTTGGCTGTTTGACAATCCTTATGTGGAGTCCCCCGAGCCAATCAAGCCTAAGCCTAAGGCCAAGGCCAAGGCCAAGGCACCCGCCAAGGCCACACCTAAAAAATCCACTATAAAAAAGGCGGCTCCCGCTTGCAAAACATGACGATGACTTTATCCTTGCGGTCGCAAGGTAAATACAACCAAGCAATAGAACAAAAATGAAGAATAAAATTATAACGTTGGCGGCCATATTGGCCGGAGTAGGGTTAAGCATGATGATGGTAGGGTGTGATGGACCTCATCCGGTCCTTCCGGTTCCAGGGACCGTGACGGCTGCGGAGGCAGAGACTACCTACGATGACACCTATGTTTACGAACACAAGCTCACTGAGCCAATCGTGGTTGAAGACGGGGAGACATACGATGGATTGATTGACGGGAGGATGACCCGACTCAGCCGGGCCGATGCCGACCCTATTGCCATCAAAAACATTCGAGGGGAGCTACTACACAACCAAGCTGGGATTGTCATGGAGTTAAAGCCGGGAGCCATAGTCAAGAACGTCATTATTGCTGAGAATTGCCAGATTGATGCAGTCCTAGCGGGGCGGATGAATATTTACCTTGAAAACGTGGAGTGGGAAGATTGTGCCGTGAATGTCATTACCAAAGATTCACCGGGTTACCTATCATTGACCAATTGCCATGGACAAGCCAGTATTACCTATGCACCTAACATTAGTGAGGCCGGGCCGGGAAACGGATCTCAGGAAATAGCGGAAGCCAAGCAGAGCAAGCCGAGCGATGACCTTAGCATCAGCAATGCACCGGATTACATGGGAAAGCGTTCTAAGTCAGCCTCATCCGGGGTATCCGCACTCAAGCCCCCCAAATGGGTGCCGGGCAAGCCGTTCCAAAACTGGAAGGCTCAAATTGCTTACCATAAGGCCAAGCAAGCCTCCTAGAATCAATAGAATCCCATCCCCCAAACCCGTCAGAAATGGCGGGTTTTTTTGTGTCCCTGAATATTAGTTAAAATAAATTACTTTTTTTCTCTTTACTAATAAGGGTTAAGGGTTTATAATGTGTTATGGGAATAAATATAAATGTGGAAGGGATGGCGGCATTCACGGTACGTGAATTACTGCTCATGGGTCAACTGGCTAAGGCTGGCAGGGGGATGACGTGCAGTGAGCTGCGGCCTATGCTAGAAACCAGCTTATCGGGAATCACGTCAATCTGCCTCAGCTTGGAACGGCGGGGGCTGGTGATGCGTTCCAAGAGCGATCACCCGAAGTCGGCGGATAGGAGATGTGTCCACGTCCACTTAACGGAGGCCGGGGCGAAGCTCATCAACGATAAACTGGTATGACAACAGTGGAGTTAGAGAAGCTGGTAGAGGCAAGCGTCTGCTGCCTTATTTCACAGAAATTCCATGACCTTACCTTTTCCGACAGCCTTCAATGCCGCTTGGCTCATAATGAGATAACCGTCGTTGAACTTAAAGAGGTGTTCATGGCCGGGGTAAATGCGGTGCGGGTGGCCACAGGGGCGGCACTGCTGCCTTTGGAGGCGGCGGAGTTGGCTCTGGAGGAGCTGCGGAGACAAGAGGATATCCTCTGATACCATGAGGAAAATTGAGGAGGAAGAGGAGTGGCTTAAGCTCATTGCGAAGCCCAAAAAGAAGAGGGTCAAGAAGGCCAAGGCCATGAATCAGGTTGAGGCGGCCAGGATCGTTGCGCAGGCGACCAACGCCAGTGCTAATACGGTCAAGGCGTGGTGGCGTAAAAACAAGGTGGCTGCCTCTCTAACTCTGGCCGAAGCGGTATTGAGGTCCGTTTGGCTGGGGCAGGCGGTTAGGGTGGGGCGACTCACCATCCGGGTGTGGGTAACTAAGGAGGACTCCATAGCGGATATTGAGGAGAAATTGATGGATTGACACGGGGACGAGGCAGGGTAACCTAAGGAGTCGTGTTATTGCCTAGTGGAACCCAGCGGATTGTGGCGCAAGCTCGTCCGCTGGGTTTTTTTATTGACGCTGCGGAACTTTGAACTATCGTGGGGCATGACTACCAAGAAAAGCCCTGCCAGATCGCGCACTAAGCCTAAGGATAACACCAAGGTTAAGGAGGACACGATCAGGCGGAAGAATCGAATGTTGAAAGCCTTGGCGGATACCAAGGGGAACATCTCAGCGGCCTGTGACCGGGTGGGGGTGGACCGCATTACCCACTACCGCTACATGGAGAACGACCCTGCCTATGCCAGCAAGGTTAAGGAGGTCGAGGAGAGGTTGGTGGAGACGATTGAATCCCTGTTCATCAAATCGACGGTCAAGGCCGATGACAGGCGTTCGATGAAGTGGATTCTGGAGCGGTTGAACCGGGCGCGTTGGGGTAAAGTTGAGACTCACGAATTGTCCGGGCCGGGCGGGGAGCCTATACGCACCGAGGGCACTATCACGGTGGCGACCCTGCGCCAGTATATCCCTGACCAATCTTTATGCGATGCCGTTATCGACATGGCTCGCTCAAAACCTCGCGTGATTCAGCCGTCCTCTGGTGAGGCCGTGGCCAAGAAACGCGATGAGGATGAAATCGGAATGAACTAGACATATAAAAGCATGAGCATGAAAAGAAAAGACACAAAAGGCAATCGCACGGCGACATTAGACGTGCGAGTAATGGCACTGGCAGACCTACAGGAGCACCCAAGGAATGCCGAGATACGCAAGCACCCAGCTCCGGGAACGGCTAAGTGGGAGACACTGAAGAAGTCGCTGAAACATGATTACTTTGATCCCATCGTGCTCAACCTAAGGAACGGCCAACTGGTATCGGGCCACCTGCGCAGGCGCGTGATGATGGAGGATGACATGTACACCCATGCGAGTGTGGTGTGTGTGGATTATGATGAACCCACCCACATGGCGAGAATGTTGGCGGCCAACAAAAGCGTGGGGGACAACGACCTTGAGGGTCTCAAACAATGGTTCTCGGAGTTCTCGACCATTGATGACTTTAATTTTGACATAACGGGCTTTGACATGGGGGAGATTGACGGGATGGGTAACTTTGACCCTGCTTTCGACTTTGACGACGAGGATGACACGACCGGGGAGCCGCCACCAGAGGCGGGGGAGGCTGATTACCGGGGGATTCGCTACCTTCAACTCATCTACTCACCGGAGGAGTATGAGGAGATCCAGACCTTGATTGCTGCCTACAAAAAGGCAAAAAACAAGGAGCTGACAGCTACCTTCGGGGACGACTGTAATGACTTCGCAAACATCGTGCTCCACCTGTTTCGTCATGCAAGTTAAGCGTATCCGAGAGCTTCCCTTCCGGGAGGTTTACCTGCCTCCGTGCCTCACTGAGGCGGAGACAAACGCCAAGCTCGGCACCCTACTAAATGATTCCGACTTTGATGAGGACAAAATTTTCCGGGAGAACGTCAATGCCTACTGTGCCGAGACAAAGGCTCCCCTTTTTTTCTTGCGGAGGGGGATTATCTCAAAGGAGCTGGTCGTCACCGCATTCAACTCGTTCCTTAAAGCGGCTGGCAAATCTTACAACCGAGGCATGGCGTCTGGTTCTGACCCTGGGGAGGAAGCCCTGTCTGAATTGCTGAGGCTAACCGGGGCAGTGGCTTACCGTAAAGCCAAAGGCAACGCTACCCGCTATGAGGTGCTGTGCTCTGACGGGAGCTGGTCAAACACGTCCTATGCGGCTCCCATAAACTCAGGGGTGGCGGGATTTTACCCCAAGACACCCCGAGTGCCTTACTGCCGATTGACGGCATTCACTCAGAACCATGTGGAGGAGTTCCGGGCCGGGCTGCCCTTGGTGCATTTGGTGGATAATGTTTACAAGGCGCTGGTTCCTGACAGCTATGCGCTTCAACGGGAGGAAGCTAACCGAACATCACCGGACTTTGTGATCAAAGACACGTCTTTCACCACCATCACGGTCAACAAAAACTGGCAGACAGCATGCCATACCGATAAAGGCGACTTCGAGCAGGGCTTTGGGAATTTGGTGGCTCTGCGCAAGGGGAAATACTCCGGGGGATTCACTATTCTGCCAAGATACCGGGCCGGGGTGGACCTACAAAACGGTGACGTGCTGCTGATGGACGTTCATAAGGTGCATGGGAACAGCAAGATCGTGAAGATGGCACCGGGGGCGGTCAGGCTTTCCTTAGTGCATTATTACCGGGCGGACATGATTAATTGTGGCACGCAGAAGGATGAGCTGGAGGAAGCCAGACGCAAACGTCAAAAGCTGCTATGATCATCCGCAAATTCAGCCGCTCTGACGAGGCATGGATTAAGCCGATATGGATTCAGGGAGAAAAAATGGGTGCCTTCGGTGCCTTTTTCTTCATGTGGAGCGGCTTAGTGCAGGGCAGGCCCAAAGGAGTCGACGCCGTCGTATGTCAGGGCAAGGGGTTTATGCGGTTCGTGAATAAAAACGGGGTATGTGAGGTCAAGGAAATCATAGTTGCCGAGTCTGCCCGTCGTCAAGGCGTGGGGCGAGCATTACTTGAGGAGCTGCCAAGACCTATCGTGCTGGAGACCAATGAATGGAACGAGAGCAGCCTGCTATTCTACAAGAGTTTGGGCTTTCAACAAAAAGGATCAAGAAGGACGCCCAAAGGTAAGGTCTTGATCCAGCTAGTGAGGAAATAACATGTGTGGAGTCGTTGCGTGGATAAAGGGAGGCCGGAGAAGCGTGCCGGGGATTTGTAAATTGCTGGAGGAGTCCGCTATCCGAGGAGTTCATTCATTTGGTTTTTATGGGCCGGGTGGCACCTCCAAGCACCATAGGCTGGCGGAGGCCGTGAAGCAAATGCCCATGGCACCGTTCATCTTCCATAACCGTTATTCCACCTCAGGGGACTGGGATGACCATAATAACAATCAACCCATCATCTCCGGGAGCGTGGGAATGGCCTTTAACGGGACTTTGGATATGAGAACCAAGGAGGAGATGGAGGCGGCCCACGGGGTCAAGATGCGGACCTACAATGATGGGGAGCTTGCGTTGCTGGCTTACCTCAAGGGGGGCGACCGGGGGCTGATGGACTTTATCGAAGAGACGGGAGGCTCATTCGCAGGCGTGTTCTTGGAGCCGGGGAGACTGTTCGCATACCGGAATACCAAGCGACCCTTATGGGTGGTGGATGAGGGGAGTCTTGCTGTCATAGCGTCCACTCAGGATATCCTCTCGCGGGCGGGCTTTAACGGGGCTGAGGAATTGGAGGCAGGGGAAATACACTCATGGACACTGTAAACAGATATTTGGAGTATCACCTCCGATCCGCCAAAGAACGGGATATTGATCCGGCCAACGATGCGCTGAGATATTTGTCAAACCGTTTTGAGCTAAACAGGGAACAAAGGTATTGGTTGGCCTTCCTTTATGCCACCTGCTACTCCTCCACGACTGCCTACTACATGTACAATGAGTTCCCCGACTTTGAGACGGTGGACCCAAAGCGCATGACCAGATGGTGGGAAGCTAACCGGGACAAGCTGCTGTTTCAGACCGACAGGAGATGGACACGCAGCCGGAATCAATGGGTGGATTGCTTCCTCTCTTACCGCTCCTTAGTGGGGAGCGTAGGGAGCCAACACGCACTATTCAAGAGTGCCCTACGACGCGCAGGAGGGTGTAATCGAGGTGCCTACGACATAGCCTTCTCCCTCAGTAGCACCATCTTCACGTTTGGGAGGTTTACCCTATTCCTGTATCTGGATGCCATAAATGCCATCACGGAAACATCGTTGAATCCACATAGCCTAGACTTAGTCAACGCTGCCTCTAGCCGGGGAGGATTGGCCTTCGCAGTAGGGATGAGTGTAGAGAGTAAAGATTACCCCAAACTCAATCGCAAGTTTAAGGAGTTGGAGGTGGCCGTGGGGGGGCTACCTATAGATGACCAGTTCAAGACGGTGTGGGCTATGGAAACTTGCCTGTGCGCCTTCCGCAAACACTGCCAGGGGAATAAACGATGGGTTGGCTACTACATCGAGAGGCAGCGCAAGGAGCTGGAGGCGATGCAGGAAAAGGTTGCGACGGGGGTGAATTGGGACGTTTTGTGGGACTTTAGGGCGGAAACGTATAAGGATAAGCATCTTAAAAATGAAAAACGTAAAATTAATAGCAGTTGGAGGTGAGCCAGCCAGCGGGAAGACATCGGTATTTCGACATGTCCAGAGCAAGCTGGCACCGATGGGGCGGGAGTTCCGTTACAAGCTGGTCAGGGGCAGGATGAATGCGGCGGGCGACGTGCTTATGCTGGGGGTGTTTGACGGCTCCTTACATGAGGGGACAGACAAGCTGAGTATGGCGGTTCAGCCGGACCTTTTGGCGTTCCTGGATGTGCTGGAGGCCAAGGGTAAAAAAGTGGTGATAGTCTTTGAAGGGGACAGGTTATTCAACGGGGCGCTGTTTGATAAGGTGGAAGAGGACTGTTCGCTGTTTGTCTTGACAACCAACAGGCAAGCGGAGAACATACGAGCGAGGGGGACGAACCAGACAGACGCCTTCCTCCTATCCAAAAAAACCAAGGTTGCGAACATCTGTAAACGGTTTAAGCATACCCCAATAGAGAACAATCACCCGGAGTCTATGGAGGAGGCGGCGGAGGTGATCGTGAAGGAAATCAAAAGGCTCCTCTCATAAGGCCATGGAGACAATCAAAAGAAACAAGGTATTAACGGACAGCGACACTGCGGCAATGGAGGGCTCGACCCTGCGCAAAAAACCATCTATGGTCATTAAGGGGGGGCACCCCCTTGGGGTTTTTTGTGCCGATACCGGGAGCTGCCTGCTCAAGTATTTGCCACAAGTGGTCCCCCGAAAAATATGGCTGCCCGCCTATAATGCGCTCGAAGACGCAGCGACCATGTCGGATAACCGGGGGATGGCGTCCGGGGAGCTGGATGACGAGGAGGCCATGAAGCTGGCCATCCGGCAAGGCGGCATTGGTTTCCATAGGGTGAACAAATACCGCATCCAAGTGGTGTATGAGGGCAACAAGGTTAGCAGCGTGAACAGGTCAAAGCCATCCATGGGAGGCATAGTGGGATTCTTCGGGAGCGGCCCAAGACAGCCCTTCTGTAGGGTCACCGCCTATGCTCAGAAGGATTTTGTGAGGTTTAAACGATCATGGCCATTGGTTCGGGCGGTGAATAGCGTTTATCAAAAGGAGATGCCCCACAATTATGAGATACAGGAGGCAGCTTTGGCGGCTTCTAAAGGGCAGGATTTTATCATTACAGGGACGGCCTTCTCTACCCTGACAGTCAACCGCAATTTCCAAACGGCATGTCACTATGATCGGGGGGATTTTAAGGAGGGCTTCGGAAACCTGTTTGTCATACGCAAGGGGCAGTATGAGGGAGGCATTACCTGCTTCCCTCAGTATGACATGGGCGTGGACATGCAGACCGGGGATGTGCTATTGATGGACGTTCACCGCCTTCACGGCAACACGCCTATCAAACCCAAGGAGCCGGGGGCGGTGCGGCTTGCCATTGTAATGTATCTAAGGGAAGACATTCTCAAGTGCTCCTCTATGGAGGAAGAGTTGAAAAAAGCCAGAATTGTTACCGCACTATGAACACGCTGTCGGAACAGGAGTACCAGAAGGCAATCGAAGTGCTCATAGCTAAGGCCAGAACCGACTTCCTGACTTACTTTCACCTGTTTAATCCACAGGGAGCCGGGGCCATTATTTTGGGTGACCTTCACCGCTACCTGATTGAGCTTACCCAACAAGTGTACGAGGGAGGACCGGAGCGGGCGAATAATGCTGTGTCCGTTCCTCCGCAACACGGCAAGAGCACGATTCTATCCGTGGAGGCACCGAGCTGGCTGCTGGGAGTTTCCCCCAACATATCCATCGCCATCACGGGTTTCTCCTACAGCCTTGTGACCAAGTTTTCAAAGGCAATCAGGAGCCGTTTGGAGCATCCACTTTATCAGATCATCTTTCCAGGGGTTTACCCCGCCAAAGGGTCAAACAAGGAGGATGAATGGGAGACAGCCGTAGGGGGCAGCGTGATTGCCAAATCTTCCGGGGCAAAGCTGACCGGGCGACGGGTCGACTGGTTGATCATGGATGACGTTCACCCCGGTCGAGCCGAAGCGGAGAGTCCATCCATGAGGCGGAAGGTCATTGAGTGGTATTTCGCGGACTGTCTTACACGCTTACACCCCAAGGCGAAGACGTTTCTGGTGGGCACCCGCTGGCACCCGCACGACTTGATTGGGCACCTGACTTCTCCCGAGTATCAAGCGGAGCTGGACCAAGAGCAAAGCTCCCGGAAGTTTACCAAAGTCAATATTGCGGCGATTGCGGAGGAAGGCGTGCCGGACCCTCTGGACAGGCAACCCGGAGAAGCCCTATTCCCTGAGGAGCGTCCTTTGAGCTACCTGAAAAGCATCAAGGCGGCCATACCCTCCTACGAGTGGGACAGCCAGTACCAAGGCAAGCCTCGCTCTGCTGCGGGCGGGCAAATCGACCTTACCAATCTCCACTACCTGACTCCCGATAACATACCGTGGAATGACATAGACGAAATTGTCAGGGGGTGGGACTTGGCCATGAGCGAGAAACAGACTGCGGACTATACCGCAGGGGCTTTGGTGGGGATCAACTGGGATACGCGGGCGCTGTATATCCTGCACATCTACCGGAGGAGGATGGCGTGGGCCAAGATGCGGAAGGCCATCCTGGACACTGCGGCGATTGACCTGAGGGGGTATCCCGCAAAGAAAGACGTGACATCCAAAAAGGTGCTGCGTGTGGGGCTGGAGGGGGTGGCCGGGTTCAAAGGGGTGGTTGAGGACGTGCGGCAGGAGCTACTGGGGACCGTCAAGGTGGAGTTGCGCAACCCGCCATCTCGATCACAAGGCGGAGGCAGCAAGCTACTTCGGGCACAGCCTTGGCTGAATAAGCTGGAGAAGGGGCTTGTTTATGTGGTCCGGGGCGACTGGACTAAGGATTTCATTGATGAGCTTGACCACTTCCCTGATGGGCCTAAAGATGACCAGATTGATGCCGTATCCATTGGGAATGAGATGTTTGACAGGCGGGCGCAATTATTGATTGCCTAAGGGCTTGAGACGTTATAAGGTGGCGACCTACTTATGGGCAAAAATTACGAAATACTACAACCACTTGGAACAGGCGTCTTAATCAAGAGAAGCAAGCCGAGAACCGTCACCGAGGGAGGCATTCATTTGCCTGAAACGGAGGTGGAGCGGCCACCAGAAGGGCTGGTCTTGAGGACTGGGACCGGGCCCAAGAAGGCGGAGGCGGATAAATGGGGCGGCTTTACGGTGGAGCAGGGCGACTTTGTGCTGATAAACAGGTATGGAGCCAGGGATGTCACCGACGACCTCGCCATAGTGAAATCTGAGGACATTCTGGCGCGTATCGAGGGAGGGGAACTGTTCCCGCTGGACACCACGTTACTGATTCGCGTCCTCCCGAGAGAGACGCAGGCGGGCTCCATCGTATTGCCCGAGTTCTCGCGCATGACTCAGGAGTTTGGTGTGGTGGTCGACCGGGGCGATAGGTGTAAAATCATCCATGAGGGCGATTATGTTTTCGTGGCATCGACTCAGGGGATGCACTACCGGGCGCATGGACAGGATTACATCCTGCTTCGGGAGGAGGCTGTCAAGGCATACGCTGACAACCAGTGAAGTGCTGCTTGCGTAGGGGCGTGGGTTAGCTTAAGATTCATCCCAATGAAGCAGGACTCTAAAAATATCTTAATTGAAAACCCACACACCGGGAATGCGTCTTTTGGTGATGCTCTCAAGCTCCTAAACGTGGAAGCGTTGCCTAAGTATGCTACTCCAGATGAGGCGCGTAAACACTTCCCCGATTGGGAGAAGCTGAGGAAAGTGGTCTTAATCCGCGACCCTCTGGAGCGGTTCGAGAGTGCGGCGACGGCCTATCTCCTAGGCCGGGATTCCCAGGGGGATCAAGTGGAGGATGAGGAACTGAGCAAGGCACTCACCCCTGAGAAGCGGGGGGAAGTGATCCTGCGTCGACTCTTAGCCGGGAAGGGGGAGACGCCTGTGGGCCTGCTACCCCAAAGCAACTGGCTAACCTGTAAGATGGACTTGATCCTCGCCACCCATGACATAGCCAGTTTTTTCAACGTTGTTGACGACCTTTCCCAAGCAACACGCAGCAATACCTTTGCTCACAATCCCGAGGTGCGGGACTTTTGGGTGAGGGCACGCAGCGACGATAACCGGGCGCTCGTTCGCGAGGTATATGCGAAGGATTACCAGACTTTCTCCACACTCCCGGTGTGGTCCCCGGACCCAAGCAAGGTCCGTTTCCTGACCGGGTATTGCCCGGACTGCCCCCTTCAGGATGGAAATTTGCAAGATCGTGCAAAATTGGAGCCAGTCAGGAAGCGTAAAAATTAAGTATCATGTTTGAACAGTTAAAATCAGCCTTTTTGCGTCGCAGAGGTGAGCCTGACTTGAGCCGGGCGACTCCATCAGAGCTTGCCATGTTGTCCCGCATAGGTAACCGAAAAGAGCGGGAGTTCATTGAGTCTAAGCTGGGCATCCCGCTTCACAAATTCAGTGACTTTTCCTCCTACCTATCCACTGGACATAAGCTGGTTTGGGCATCTTATCGTTCATGCAAGCTAATTGCGGCGGCCATGCTATCGGCTGATTTTAAGATCATATCAGTAGGGGGTCAGAGCCAATACACGCTGGTTCAGCTTCCCCCGCCACCTGTAAAGGGGGAGACTGACCCCATCTACTTCTCATCGGGCGGCTTTATCAAAAACCCCAACCCTTATGACTCATGGGAGGAGTTCGTGGAGATGACTGTTTTCCACCTGGAGTTGACAGGTAATGCCTATTGGCTCAAGGATGAGATTGACCTAAGTGGGCGGCCTTCTGCCTTGTACCCTTTGTTACCCCACAACATGGGGCCAGTGCCGGGCAAGAAAGAAAAGGTGGCCAGCTATGAATACAAGGTCAACGGCATTATCAAATCGTTCAAGCCTGAGGAGATCATCCACCTGAAAACCACAAACCCGGTCAACCTAATGCTGGGCATGGGGTCAATTGAGCCGTCCCAGCCGCTGTACAACCAGTTCATCAACAAGAACAATCTGGATGAGAAGTTTGTGGAGAACGGTGCCCAAATATCCGGGGTACTGTCCCGCGAGGATGCCGAAGGGCTGGACTCGGAGGACTGGGACCGCTTCAAGAAAAAATTCAACTTGGATTATGCGGGCAAGGCCAACGCCGGGAAGACGGCTTTCCTTAACGGGAAGTGGTCATATCACCGCCTTGGTATGAACATGGCCGAGATGCAGGCGTTGGAACGGGAGAAGTGGACGGTTGAGCAAATCTTCATGAACCATGGTGTGCCCCTTTCGGTGGCCGGGATTCAGGGGGCGGCTAACTACGCCACCGCTTCGCAAGATGAACGAAACTTCCGCAAATACAAGGTTGTGCCTCTGCTCGACATGATCGTGGGCAAGATCAACTCAGAGGGCTTTATCCAAGCTAATGATCCCAACTACACGCTGGTGTATGAAATGTCCGGTCTCATTGACGTGGATCAGATCGTCAAGGAGATGCTACCTTTGCTCAAGGCTGGAGTCATTACTCGCAACGAGCTTAGGGAAAAGATCAATATGCCGATCATCACAGACAACCCAATGATGGACGAGTTGACGGTGGAAATGACCACAATCCCACTGGCATTGGCCGGGGTGGGTAATCCTGCTGATTCCGATCTTGCCCCCAAGGAGACGCCTAAGGCGACAAAAGGAGGAGTGAAGAAAAAACGCTATGTCAAAAACATTCGTTAGTAGGAGCACGGCGAGCGGGCGGGCCATGGACCGTGCCCGAGAAGCTGGGCAAAACGACCTCCTATTCGCAAGGTACCGCAAGTCACCCCAACCTCCTCCAGGGGGCTGGAATGCGGGGAACGTGACCACCTCTGTTCACATCGCCATAAACAGGGACATTGTGAACATCCAAAGGATGGAAAGGGCCAGGGGCATAAAGGCACTGACTCCAATCCTGACCAAGTTTATGGTCGAGCAGGTCGAGCAGATCATTGAAGTTGCCCTTATGCGGGCGCGGGTGATGTACGGTATCCGCAAGTCTAAGTCGGCCATTATTAATGCGGATGCGCATGTGTCCTTATGGGAGGCTGCGATTATGAACGAGCTTTCCGGGACCGGGGTGCTGGTTTCCCTTACCCAGCCCGCGCTGTCGACCGTTCATCAAAACGTCTATGGGAAGATTGGGCTGGTCCTAAATGGGGAAAACAACGTAGTCAACCCGCCTAGGCTAATGGCGCGGATGGAGGCCGTGGCTACACGCATCACCGCTATCGGGGAGACTACTCGGGCGCGGGTTAAAAGGGAGGTGATTGACAGCGTGGAACGGGGCAACACGGTGTTCGAGGTGGCCGAAAGTATCCGGGCGCGTATGCCTGAGATCGTCACCAACCGGGTGCCCACCATCGTCAGGACCGAGATGGGGAGGATCAGCGACGACGCCACCAAGTTTGCCATGAAAAACTCTAAAGTGGTTAGCCACATGAGTGTAGTTGGGTGCGAGGCCGTAGAGCCAGGCATTCCCACCTATAAGGGGAGGCCGACATGTAACATCGAGAACGTTCCCATTGAAGACGAGCAACTGCTGGAGTTCCACATCAACCACACGGGCGTGATTATCGCATCCAAGTTTTTCCCAGCCCGTATTGCGGGGCAGCCCACACGGTACGTGGCCATACCTGCGGGTGTGGCTCCAATATCCCCCAACCTTATGCCGCCGGGGGTGATTCACCCAGAGGACTTGAGTGTGGACGAACTGGCAAATACTCTCATGGGCTACGTGGAGGAGCACCCCAATAACTACCCTGCGATTGAGGCGCTGCTGGTCGACTCTTACAAGGTGCCCAAGGCGGATTTTGATGATGCCGTGAAGAGGCTCAGGAAGACGCATAGTGGGTTCAATAGCAGGATGAGTAGGATATTCCTCTGGCCTAAGGCCGACCTAAACAACGCGGAAGCGCTGGCTGCTCGAATGACCTCCTACGTGGACAAGCACAATCCAACCGCGCTGGAGATGGCCATGTCGGCAGTCGACGTGGGGGCACCTGTTAAGACCGTGGAGGAGGCGGTTGCTATCCTACAGCGTTCCGGGCGGCTAATGGACGCGGTGACTGACCCTTCTCTGGTCAAAAACTCCCTTGAGGCTGGATATGCCATCTACATCAAAGTTGCGAATAATGAGGCTTTCACCATGTCCTTAGACGACCTGCGCAAGTGGTGGTGGAAGTCAGGAGGGACTCTGGATATAGTCGAGCAGGGATTTGACGAAACCCTAATCATCTCCCCGAACGCATACATTCGATTCAGCCTAGAGGAGTGGAAAATCCATGAAAACGAAATGGTGGGGCGTCTCCAGCGGATAGGCGTGATGGATGAGGAGGGGGGCTTGATTGACCCCTGGAAACGGACCCTGGTGAAGACACCACCATTCTCCCGAAGGATCATAACACCACCTAATGTGCCTCCGGTTGACCTCAATATGTTCCCGAGTGGTAAATCCCACCTCAGGGATTTGAACGTCACGGAGCTGGCGGATACGTTGGTTAAATATGTTGATAAGTATCCACGTTCCTATGAGCAGATGGAGAGGCTGGCGGAGGGTTACCTTGTGCCTGAATGGGCTTTCAAGGAGGCAGTCAACAGGATCAGAAAGACGCACGATGGATTTGCCCGCGACTCTGCCCGTATATTCCTATGGGAGCGGTCTTTAGGGAGTAACCCGGTGGCTCTTGCCGCACGCCTTATGGACCTTGATACCAGGCACCCCAACTCTGAGCTGGAATTGGTTATCTCCGCACTGGATAACGGCATACCCTTGCACGTCTGGAAACAAGCCGAGGCGTTGGTGCAGGATAGAGGAGGGATGCCTAATGCCGTCACGGAGCCATGGAGGGTGCGCAATTACCATCAGGCGGCCTATGCCCTAAATGACATGGTTTTTCACACCCCTAGGACGAGCAGTACCCTGAGTGAGCTTAAGAGGCTGTGGGTGGACCGGGGCGGTGATGGTGGCACCATATTTGAACGGGGGGCGGATCAGCTTTATCGCGTGTACCCTTCCCGATGGATTGAGAGTTCGATCGGTATGGACCCTGACGCTGGCACACCCGCCTTGGAAGCCTTCTATGCACGTCTCCAGGCTTTAGGGGTGGTGGATAAGGACAGGAACATCATAGATGTGTGGCTTCGCCCTAGGTCCGAGCCTGTGATACCTCCACAGCGGGTGCAGGCAGCCAAGCCAAAAAAACCTGTAACGTCGTCGAGGCCTCCGTCCCCCCCGCTCCCGGAGGGTAAGAAAGCAATCAGCCCTAAGCCGGGGAGGCGGAAGCTACACCCCAATATTGGTAAATCCGCCCAGTATAACGCAGCTCTAAAGGCCGAGGAGATTCTTAAAGAATCCCTGAATTACAAGACAAGTGCGGAGTGGTCGAAGGAGTTCATTGCTCTGGACAATGAGAAGATTACCCTACTGAACAACATACCGACCCTGAACAAGGTATATCGCAATGTTCTACAAGCCCACGAAAAGGAGCCGACCAACGCCTTCCTTAAGACCACTCTGGCCTCCACGAAAAAGGACTTAGACAAGAAAGAGGCTAGGCTAAAGGTGGTCGAGGAGGAGATGGTAAAGATGCGCAGCGAAAAGGCACCCGCCTATGATGTAATGGTGGGCCGGGCTGAGGGCAATATCAAAAAGATAACCGTGCTGGACGAGCTGAACTCGCTCATCTCCGGGGTATCCCAGGACTGGATGATGTACCCGCCGAGTAAGGAGGGCTTCAAGCAAATCATGAGGGAAGCCAAGGAGGGACTCGCCTTCATCGACCACTTGGTCCCAGAAAGTAAGATGGGCGGCCTTAAGCAGATTCACCTGCGTTATGCGGACAGGGCATATGCGGAGGCAGGAGCACAGGTCAACATTTACCTCGACCCTCACACCGGGCACTTGAAAACCATGGCGCACGAGCTGGGGCACGTTTTGGAGTTCCAATCGCCGGAGGTGATGCAGAACAGCCGATTGTTTTTGTTGAAACGGGCGAAGGACCGGGAGGCGACCATTCAAGGCTTCCCCGGAGCGCAAGCGTGGGAGCAGTTTTGGGTGGGCAAGAACGGGGAGCCTATCCTAGGCAGGCCGGGCGGTGGGTATGTTGAGAAGTACACCAAGGCATACGCGGGCCGGGTTTACAACACCCGTGCCATCAACGGAAATACTGCCGAACAGTTGGCGGCCCATAGCGCTGACCACTACGCTTCGGAGGTGATGACTATGGGGATTGAAAACCTCCTAACCGATCATGTCCAATTCGCCAAAGACGACCCTGAATGGTTCCGCTTTGTGGTAGCAAACCTGAGGGGCGATTATGTTGACAACGATATCCTGGCAGAGGCTACCGCTGCGGCTGGACCTAAAAAACCGAAGCCAGTCAAGCCGAAGCCCGTGGTCATTAAGCCGACCAAGCCGACCAAGCCAGCTCCCCCCAAAAAGAAGGTGCCCAAAAAGAAGCCGACGCCTAAGCCGACGCCCAAACCGAAGCCGAAGCCGAAGCCTATCGTGGTCAAGCCCAAGCCTGCACCTAAAAAGAAGGTGCCCAAAAAGAAAGTGCCCAAAAAGAAACCCGTAGCGGCTCCCGATACCCCGATACCCAAACCGTCTCGGGCACCTGAGGCACCGATGGCACCGGAGAGGGTGCTGCGAACCGAGCCTGATACTTTGCCACTCCACACCAATCAGGCAGTCTCTGAGCAGTATAACGCTGCTCTAAAGGCCGAGGAGATCCTTGCTGAGTCGAGAAGCTACTCTCAGACAAAACTGCCTGAGGTTCGGCTGAATAGGCTTTTGGCTAACCGGGCGGAGTCTGCTGAGACCCTGGTGTGGGCGCAGAAAGTCATAAACGAGCTGGAGGCGCTGGGGCCAAACGCCACACCGGAGCAGGTGGCGGAGCTGGCGGAGTTCAAGGCCATCAAGGAACGCAACTTGGGAGCATTAAAGGACTTCGACCGGGCTATCAAAAAGAACTCAAAGGCAGGGCCACTTTTTATAGACATGGTGGCCAAGGCGGAGGGTAACTCTTTACTGGATAGCCTAAAGGTGAAGGACCAGCTTGACAAGTGGGACACCAGACCCTCCATGATCAAGGAGGATATTGAGCCGGAGATTTTAAAGGACATGCTGGGCAAAATCAAGGGCCGGGCCATGGACGGGCTCGCCTTCTTTGCCCACATGGTCCCTGAGGAGATGATGGGCGGCCTAAAGGCGGTGAAGATAAAGCTCAAGGACCGGGGGGAATGGGACGAGAAGACCAAGACGGTTTACCTTGAGCCGGGGGGCTACCGGACGGAGCAATTGATGGCGCATGAGATGACCCATGCTTTGGAGGACGCATCACCTGAGGTGCTGGCCAACAGTAAGAAGTTTTTGCTCAAGCGGGCTAAGGAGCGCAAGGCGGTCGTGGGCACTCACCGGGGCATGACCAAGGACGAGGAGACCCTGATTGGGGAGGATAAAAAGCCCATTTTAGGCAAGGGCCAAGAGGAGGCCGGGACCAATGCGTATGCCGGGAAGCTGTATATCACCAGATGGTTGAAGGACGGCCTGACTGCGGAGGAGTTGGAGCACCCAGCCTACTCGGACGCCATCTACGCCACGGAGGTGATGACGATAGGCATTGAAAAGCTAATGACCGACCATGTGAAGTTTGCCAAGGAAGACCCAGAGTGGTTTCGCTTTGTGATAGCCAACTTCCGGGGCAAATACGTGGACAACGAGACTCTGGCGGCAGCGGAGGCGGCTAAGGCTTCGGCTGCGGCAACTGCCCCCAAGCACGGGCCGAGGATGATCAAAATCAGGTGGGGTGAGGGGTAAAAAGGGCTTTACTTTTTACTAAGTCGCCTTTAGTATTTAAGCATGACCATTATACGTTGCAAACTAACAGGGGTGGAAATAGCCTTGGGGGGCACTACTCCCACCGTCCATACCCAATCCGAGTATCCCGCCTCAACACAGGCAGCCTATGAAACGTGCCTGCTTGCTCTCAACCTACTCAGCCCGGAACTGGCGGGGTGGATGGACTGCGAAGGGCTCCTCGCCGACTACCTCATTGAGAAATTTGATTTTGAGATGGTTTCAAGGCCGGAGCAAGAGCTGGATGCGGCAGGTCGTCAGCGGGTTAATTAGAAAATTTGCACGATCTTGCAAACTGTGGTAATTCTTACCACATGATAAAAATCAAGACGGAAGCAAAGAAGAAAAAGGCGGCTATCAACCTAACCGGGAAGATGGTCCTATGGAACCCCAAACACCCCAACTCTCAGGCCATCGCGGGGATCGTTCGGAGCCAGTCCGGGAAGACGGTTGAGGTGGATTTGGCAGTCCCCAACTCGGAGGGACTACTGGTGGTTGCCCGAGGCGCAACCGTTACCCTACACCGTGAAGACGTGGCCCAGTTTGGGGGCGTCTATCAGGATGGCCGGGATGTCAAGCTGTGGGAGAGCAATCAGCCCATCTCCGACGTAAAGCAGGCCACTGAGGTCAAGAGGGACAACGTCGTGGTGGATTACCGGGGAGTGTCCTTTGAGGGCTTCGGCTCCACCTTCGGGAGCGTGACCAACCGGGACCGGGATCAGGACTACGTGATGCCGGGGGCTTTTGACAAGTCCATCCGCCGATTCAAGGAGAACCCGGTGATGCTGATTAACCACACCCGGCAAGTGATAAGCCTGATGGGGCATTACTCCAAACTTTCAGTCGTGCAAACGGGCTTGGCGGTGCGGGGGGAAGTCACCGACTCACCACACCCCGACGCGGTGCATACCCGCTTTCAAATCGTAGAGGGGTCACTTAAAACCCTGTCTATCGGGGGGATATTTTTCTATGCGGAGGACTTCAAAGGGATCAAGGAGGTGGACCTCCACGAGGTATCGCTGGTGGTTATTCCGGCCAACCCGGACGCCACGGTGCAGGTTAGGTCGTTGAGCGAATCCATCGCCGAGTCCATATTCCGGGAGCACGCCAAGCGATTCGGGGGCGAGGTTCGTCATAAAAATTCTTGACTTAACCGGAAATCCTGCGAAAAATTGTTTCAAATGAATTTCCCCTTCAAGGCGGTCACTGCAAAATGTGGTGCGGCCAGCGGAAACCAACCAATAGTAATCATAATCATACAAGAATGAAATTCACCATTAAACAAAAGATGCGGTTGGCCGAGCTGTCTAACAGCGCCACGTTGACCGATGCCGAGAAAACCGAACTGACCGAGCTTACCGATGCGTGTAAGGCGGCTGGTTTAACCCCTGCCACCGTCGTGAAGGAATTCACCGAGGCAGACGACGACGCGGAGGAAGGTATCTCTGAGGAGAAACTTGCTGCGCTTATCACCAAGGCGGTCACTGCGGCCATCCCTGCCAATAGCGGGGTGGACTCTGCGAAGTTGATCGCCGAAATTCAAAAGGCTGCCGCCTCCCAAAAGGGCGAGGGTCTTACTGCCGATCAGGTCGAGAAGATCATGATCAAGCATATCGGAGGAACCAGCATCGACAAGGATGCGTTGGTGCTGGCCATTAAGGCGGCTATGCCTGAGGAAAAAGGGGTCACCCAAAAGGAGCTTTTGGCTACCCTTGATAAGTTTGCGGCCTCTATCAAGACGCCTTCCCGCAATGAGTTCGAGGTTGAGTATGCCCGCGACTTCCCGTTCGAGCACCGCAACCAGAATATGACCGTGGCGGAAAAGCAGCTTGCCAACGTCTGTCTCCACCACGTCTCTGACGAGCGCAAGGCGGACATGAAGGCTGCCAAGCAACACGTCCCGACCGGGATGAACGACGGAATCAGCGATGAGCAACTTGCCTATGCTGCCCGCAAAGGGGCTGCGGCTTGGAAGGCGGCTCGCAACGCTCGCATCTATGGCGGGAAAACCCTGACCACTACTGGTTCGGGATCGGGCGCTGACCTCATTCCTTCGGACTTGAGTTCGGACCTGATGATGAGGATGTATCTGGAGTCCCAGCTTGCCAGCGAAATGCAGGCCAGCGAGATCGAGATGCCCACTCCCGTCTTCAAGTTCCCGCTCACCACGACTCGCCCTAACTTCTATGTGGGCAGCGAGAATCCGGGGAGCGACCCTACCTCTTCGGAGCCGGGCACCGACTCGATCACGCTGGATTCCAAAAAGTTGATTGGTATGTCTGAATACAGCTACGAGGCTGACGAGGACGCCATCATCGCAATCCTGCCTATGCTCCAGGAGTCGCTGGCTGCGGGCGCGGCTGACGCGTACGAGGGCGCGTTGATCAACGGTGACACCACCGGGACGCACCAAGACTCCGATATCCATGCGGTGTCCGGTCACCACGCGAAACTGTTCAAGGGCTTGCGGAAGTATGCCATTGCTGGTTCGCTGACCAAGGACATTTCCACCGGGAAAATCAACGCCACGAACATCATCGCCATGCGGAAGATGCTCAAGCGTTGGGGTGTCAAACCACGCGACTTGATGTTGCTGGTCGGACCTCAGGGCTACAACGATTTGATCGGCCTTGAAGAAACCCTTACCTTCGAGAAAGTCGGCAACCCTGCCGCTGCTCGAATCCTTACTGGTGAGGCTGGCTCCATCATGGGGATTCGCATCGTGGTTTCCGCTCAGGTTCGTGAGGACTTGAACGCATCCGGGGTGTATGATGGGACCACGATGACCAAGGGCAGCGTCCTTTTGGTTCACCGCCCATCTTGGATCAGCGGTGTGCGCCGGGGCTTTACCGTTGAGGTCGACGTTGACCGCAAGCGTCAGGTCAACTCTGTGGTGGCCAGTTTCCGCCGGGCGTTCGTGCCTAAGGAGACGCCGAGCACGACTCTGCCCTCTGTGGTTCTCGGCTACAACTATGCTGTTTAACCCCTGGTTAATCTGGTAATTGAGTAGATGGTCAGCCCGCTCTGGATACGTCCAGGGCGGGCTTTTTTTGCACGATCTTGCAAAAATTATTGCCCTTGCGTATTAGCGCAGGCGGCTGTATCATCCTGAACATAATATGCGAAGGGTAAAATACGAGGGCAAAGCAAGCAACATTGGCAGATTCGGGAACGTCAAAAAAGGAGACGTGCTGGAGCTGACCGAGATGGAGTGGTCTGACATACGGGCAGAGGCTCATTTTCAGCTAATCGACCAACCCCTATCCAAAGAGGAGCGTGAAATCGCGGCACGCATTGCCCCGTGGGGGAACGGCTATTTTGACCTGAGGACTATCCCATGGGAAAACCCCAACCTTCCCCGGCAACTACTGGCGAGAGCACCCAAAACGCGGCTGGTCAGCATTCTGGACGCGGTTAAGCAAAACGGGGGCACCGTGGCGGAGGGCTACCGGGAAATGGGGGAGAGGCTATGGCTGGTTGACGCGGTGATGGCTGCGGCTACCTTACACGGCTGGACAGAGCTGACGATGGAGCAGAGGACAAACCTGCCGACTTTCGAGGAAAGAAAAACCAATACAACAACCGACCTGCCCGCAACTCGGGACAGGCGCAAAAAATAAACAAATGATAACAAAGCAAATGATCAGAGCGGCGGCCCAAGCCACGCCTCAAGGAAGAGCAAGTGACACCTACGTGGAAAACGTCGTGGCCCAGTATGAGACACTTGACGAGCCAGGGAGGCAACGCCTTCATAACAGCCTAACCGGGGTAACGGTGGCCACCAAGGAGGGGGAAGTCGCCAAGGTGGGGGGTAAAACCTCCAAGTTGGACAAGAAATTCGACGACAAGGTGGAGAAGCCGGGGGATACCAAAGGGGGGGTGACCGATTAATCCCTATTGCACAGTTGAGGACATTCAGCGGGAGACGCGCAACCGGGAAGCAGAAAACACCGTCTGGTTCGCCGAGTGCGCTTCCCGCGCATCCCGTTGGATCGACACCCACTGTGGGCGGGACTTCCTATTCCATGACCACGCAGAGGGCGAGGCTCCCTATGAGGTGCCACGGAAGTATGTGCTGGCTAATGAGGTGTTTCTCCCTATCCCCATCATCACCCTGACGGGGCTGTGGGTTACCGAGGAGACCGCACCTGTGGAGGCGGATAAATTTGACCCGGAGGACTACTATTTCTCACTGCCTAACGCCAGTCACCGGGCGCGGATCGACACGCTGGGCACCTTTGGGCCTTATCCGTTTCGCTTGAATATGTTTCTGGAGGGCACCTTCGGATATGAGGTGGAGGATGAAACGTCACCGCCTAGCGGGATACCGGAAAACGTGAGGCGGGCTACCGTCCTATTGGCTGCTGCGTGGTCAGTGGAGAAGCGGTTGGAGAGCGTGGCACTGGACGGCTCAAGGGCTGAGGTGCTGGACACGGGGATTCCCAGGGAGGTGTTTGACCTCATCAAACGATTCAGAATCAGAAACGACGAAATCTAATGGCACAGCTTGTCCTAGTCGCCCAAACCGGGCCAGCCAAGAGGCTGATAAAAAAACTTCACCGCAACCTGACACCTGAATCTATGGACAGGGTGGTCAGGGTGAGCGCTTTTAAGATTCATGCGAAGCTGGTCGTTGCCACCCCTAAAAGGTGGACCGGGCAAACGCGGAGAGGATGGACCGTTACCTTTGCAGGCGCGAGCCACTACGCGATATGGAACCGATCAAAGGTAATGCTGTGGCTGGAGAAGGGCACCCCTGCCAGAGGACCAGTCCGGGCGAAGGCGCTGTTTATCCCCCTTAACCGGAAGATGGCTCTGGCCGGGCCGAAGGCGTTGAAGAACCCCAATCATCGTTTCATCTACGGGGTGGACTACATCCTAAGGAAGTCAGTGAAGGGAGCCAAGGCGATGCACATCGTCAGAAACTTTCTGCCTACTGGCGAAAAGATTCTATTCGCTGAGATGCGGAGCTTCATCAGAGAAATTGCTTCATCATAATATGGCTACCGTTTACAACTGCACAATGGCCACCGCTGCCGCCTGGGTATTGAATGAGAGGATCATTCACCACTCCCAATCGGGCGGCTTGCTGGAGGGTCTTAAATTTGACAAGGAGGGCACCTACGACGTGGACGGGGAATCAGACCTGCCTTTGCTCCAACCGTTGGCGGTTAGCTTGACCGAAAAAGTTGGGCCGGGCTTCGGGGCTTCGGGGGCGCAGGGGAAGAATGGCACCATATCCCCGACGTGGACAATGACCTACCGTTTGGCAACGTCTCGCAGGCGGCTTTTGTTTAGGCGCAACCCTGATGTGATATCGGAGCCGAAGGGCTTCATGGAATGGGCCTGTGCCATCATCGACGCCATGGAGATAAATCAAGACGGGGCGCTCGACGCCGGGCTGGAGGGCTCCATTGAGTCCCCGATGCTTGTAAATATCGGGGAGAACACCGCCTCGCAACTATCCTTTCAGGGCATCATGCAGGTGGTTCTCCATACCAAAAACCATTGCCGAGGGGAGCGTTCCTTCACTCTCCCGGAGTAATGGAGGGGCCATCAAATTACATTTGACATAACGGTCTGCTATGTCATCGTTTATCAACTTAAATTTTAATAAAAACAAATGGCTTGCGGAACAGTAGTTGGAGCATCGTTGGAGTTTGGGATTGCGGCGGATGAGGCTTCGCTGACTACCCAAACTGTATCTGTCACGAACAAGAAGGACAAAAAGGAGGCGCGGGACAAGTGTGGCATTATCGTTGCCGTCTCGTTCTACAATGCGACTTCTGAGATTTCAATTGACGGTCTTGGGACCGCTGCGAACTCAGTGGGCACCGCGCTCTCTTTGAGTGGAACATACCTAACCTTAGCGGGGGCTACCTTTGTTGATGAGGTAGGGGTGGTCAAAACCAACGACGACTTTGTGAAGTCTTCGATCAAGGCCACCAGCTATGCTGGCATCTCTGTGTAAACCCTTAACCCGTCTCCCACGGATTAAACGAGCCGTGGGAGAGCCATTCTTATGGATTCAAAAACCAACCCGGTCCAACCGGGTCACGACAACCAACATATTGCCAAGGATTCGCTGGTCATTCATGTGACCAATATCGACCTGGCAATCTGCCTGATAAGCGTGGGCATACCCCTACGGGATGACCCTCCATTCACCCACATTCGGCTGCTGAATGGTGAGGAGCGCTTCATCTTCAATTTCCACTCTGCCTCTGAGGATGGCACGGAGAACACCGGGAAGCTGATTCAGGCGTTTCGCGAGGATGCGAAGTTCATATCCGAGAACCCCACGCACCCCTTCACCTTCGCCATGTGTGCCCTTAAGAACCGGGAGCGCTTCCGCGAGGTTCTGAGCAAGAGCAAGCCCTGGGTGGCCTTTCGCAATTCCAGGGGGGGTAAGGCGAATTTATTGGTCGTTGAGGGGTCAAGGAAACACCAGCAATGTATCAGAAAAGGTATGGTGAGGACAGACCCTTACCGCAAAGATAAATAACATGAGTATGCTAGACGATGAACTAACTAAGAAGGCGGCTGAGGCCGAAAAATCCATGATAGACTCGCACGCGGGAGGAGGCGTAGAGCTGCTGGGGATGCACATGAGGCCAGTCACCTTGGGCTCTTTGGTCATGCTAATGCAGGTCGGCTCTGAGCTGATTCGGGGGGTGCCTATCTCCCAATGCCGAAACATCCTAATGGATTGTTGTGTGTTTATACGGCTCCACACTCTCTCGTTCAAGCAAGCCGTCAAACTGACGCGGAACAAGGCTGCTCTGGAAGACGCGGCATTAGAGCTTGCGGAGAAGTTGAGTCCCGCTGATGTAGGGGCTATTATTGATGCGGTCACCCTAATGATCAAAAAGGCCACCGAGACGCAGGTGGAGCCTATTCTTGAGGATTCCCTTATGGGCACCCGCGACGATGACGTGCTGGGGGAGACCTAAGACCGCACTGGGTTACCCGACTCTGTGCCGTCGTATCTCTAGTTTCAGGGGAGAGTGCTCATTACATACTTAGGAAGATGCCTCTGCGCATCGCCTATGATTTTGAGCACATTTTTTACAGGCGGGAGGGGTATAAGGTTACCACGCCGGGGGGCGGCGATTGTGAAATTCACAGAATGAGGTAATATGGGGGCATGAATGAGACTATAACTATTGATGTTCTGGCTAATGCGGGCAAGGCCAACAAGAACCTAAAGGACACCAGCAACGCGGTCAATGGGGTGGGCACTTCTGCCGCATCTACCGGGGGGAAAATGGGCGCTCTGGGTGCTATGGCTCGCAAGGTGGCGATAAGTATTGGGGCCATGGCGGCGGCCTTTGTCGGATTAGCAGGGGCGGTCTCCATCATGACCAAACTGATTAGGGTCAATGCGGTGTTTGAGGAGTCCATGTCACAGGTCCGAGCCGTGACCCAATCAGCGGCAGGCTTCACGGAGGCGGCATTCCGCTCTATGAGCGAGGAGGCAAGGCGGCTCGGGGCGACCACCAAATACACTGCTGGGGATGCTGCGGATGGCCTTAAGTATCTGGCCATGTCCGGGTTTACCGCTCAACAAGCAACCGAAGCCCTAGAATCTACCCTTGAACTAGCACAAGCTGGTGGTCTGGAGCTGGGGGAGAGTGCGGAGATTGTGTCTAACATCCTTAACCAGTTTGGGGCGGCGACAAGTCGCACGGCGGAGTTTTGTAATGTCTTGGCGATCACGGCATCCCGTTCTAATACTGACGTGAGGCAGATGGGAGAGGCCATGAAGTATGCGGGTCCGGTTGCGGGCGGCTTGGGCAGGAGCGTCCAGGAGACAGCAGCAGCCATAGGAACATTAGCAAACAGCGGTATCCAAGCCAGTATCGCGGGAACGGCTCTAAGGGGTATGATGATCGGGCTGGCCGATAAGTCTTCCCACACCTATAGAACCCTGATTGAAATGGGAGCAACGGAGGAGTCCCTCAACGTACGCACCCGCTCCCTTGTGGATGTCATGCAGACATTGAAGGACGTAGGTGTGAATGCGGGGAATGCGTACGCTATCTTTACCGACCGGGCGGGCGCGGCTGCGAACATGTTGACACGGAACCTTGATGTTTTTCGTAGCATGGACGAGGCCATTGGCAACACCCCGGATGGGCTGAATGATATGGCAGATGCAATGGTTGATAACCTTGTAGGGGCTTCCAGAGAAGTGACCTCAGCATGGGAAGAGATGCTGCTACAGGTGGGAGACGGCGGCCTAAATGAGGGTCTTCGGGCCTTGGTCGACGGGACGGCCCAAATGCTGGTTGGATTCAATGAGCTGGAGATGGGCGTTGAGGTGGGGGAGAGCCTATCTGCGGCATTCTCCACTCTTGGTGCCATTCTCGGAGAGCTGCCGGGGGTCATGCAGGATCTTCACACCATCTTCGGGCCAATAGCTGCATCCATAGGTGCGTTGTGGAATAGCATGGGCAGCGAGGATACTTTCTTTGGCCAGATTAGGCAAGGAAAGCAGGAGAGGGATCTGGTTGGGGAGCACAAGAAACAATCCAATTTCACTGAGGATATTAGGCAGCAAGTGAAGGATGCGGACAGCGATGAGGATTCTGAAAAGATTCAGAAGGCTTTGGAAGATCGTCAACGGGTGTTGGAGGAGACTAAGGCGGCTATTGAGCGGGACGCAACCATGGGTGAGGACATGAAGATACGCTCCCTCAGTCAGGTCAATCAGAGCATGGCGGAAATCGCCAAGATGAGAGAGGCGGCTTACATTGATTTTGACGACAGGGGAGAGACGGTCAAAAACCTGCAAGCGGAGCTGGCCATGAATATCAAGATCAACCAAGCAAAGGCGGAGCAGGCCAGGATTGACAAGGAGAATGAGCCTTCTGACGCGGAGCAGGAAGAACAGGCGCGGGCATTCGCTAGGCGCAAGCCCATGCGTGAAAGTCTGGAGGCTTTTGATAACGCGGAGCGGGACCGAGACATAGCCAAGGGGCCAAAAGGGCAGGCTAAGGTGGATGCCTACCTTGCCACGGAGGGGATAGACACAGAGGAGGACTTGGCTGATGAGATGGATGCCCTAAGGGCCAAGCTCAACACGGAGGGAGTGGTCATGTTCAGTGAGGAGGAGGAGAAGCGGATGGAAGCGTTGCTGGTTCTTATGGGTAAAATCAATGCTGCTAAACGCGAAAGCAAGGACGCAACAAAAGCTGATAAGGCGCTCGCAGATACTGAGGCCATTCTGGATGCTAAATTGGCCGGGAACAAAGAGGAGGTGGAAAGGCTGGAGCGGGAGGGCAAGATCAATAAGATGACCGAGGAGCTGGGCGGCGGGGATAAGGCGAGAGAAAACGCCACTCGGGTCGTTGATAAAACCATGGCTCTGGAGAAGCAAGGCCGGGAACGGGAGACAGCCCGGATTGGCCGGATCGGCGGGGCTATTAACGCCATCGTGGGGAGGAGTTCCGGGGAGCAGGTTGCCAAGTTGGCCAGTGAGCAGCTATCCCAACAAAAAGAGATCGTGAAGGAGTTGCAAGAGCACTCCCGTTATTTCAGAACCCAACAACGAACCAGTGTATTTTAATTATGCCAAACGATGTAGATATCAAAGGAGCAACAGAGCCTCATGCCATTGACAAAGAGAGTGGCTCTTTGAGTGCGGATGGGCTGGGTCAATCGACCCTGAATTACAGGGTGATGACCTTAGAGCAATGCACCACGTACAGCGAGGGGCACCCCTTAGGTTGGATTGAAAAGGGGCGCACTTGGGAGCTGCTGACCGGGGGACTCGGCTATGAATTGGCCATCAACTATGAAGGCACAGAGGAGGAGGATTCCGATGATTATTCGCTGGATATTTCCTTCGCTGAGGAGCCTATTGAATCGCACCCGCGATGGGAGTTGATCAAGAAGGTTTACAAGGGCCGGGTGGAGGATGGCAAGGTTGTCTTCACCGAGAAGCTGGAGAGGGGAGGGGCTACCGGGCTGAATGCAGGAGGCGGAGGGCAGCGAAAAAACCCGTTATTTGGGGTAACATCTTATTTGGTGTTGAAAGGGGTGTTTGTCCACTCCTACACCACCACGCAAAAGCCACACTTGGACAGCATAGGGACCATAGTGAAGCACCTACCGGGGGACTTTGACACGCCGCCCAACCACGATTGGCTGATGATGCCACCGAAGATGAAGCGGGCGGGCAAGAACGCGGAAGGGGAGAAGGTTTACCAAGTGACTCAGGAGTATCTGATGTCGGCAATCGGAGGATGGCCCCCAGAGGTGTATGGCTTGATGGAACAAGGTGGAGCCGGGGGAAGGCCGGATGGCCTAAGCATAGGAAGTGTACAGGGGGGCAGATTGTAATAACATGCCTATCACCAACATAAACCAAGTGACGGCCAAGAAGGGGGATGCCATCCTCCCGAAATGGAAGCTGCTAGTTGAGCTGGTGCAAAGAGGCTTTCGCTTTGGTCGGGACGTTAAGCTGTCCATTCTACCGGGTGGCGGAATGCTGGTTTCTGCAGTGGGCGACCCTTACCCTTGGCTCCATCCGTGGAAGGTGGGTTACCCCGATGACAGCAATATGGTCAGCATCAGGCCGGGAACAGTAAATGGGGCAGTTCCCTTTATCAAGGAGGGGATGCGACTGGGCGAGGTGGATAAGGACACTGGGGACACTCCGGGGCTGACCCTAAAGGCAGGAGAGGAAGGCGAGCGGACGTGGGTAATGGTGAGCGTGAGAGGGACAAACACCATACGGGGAGAGGAGACGACCTATGACATGCTCAGAATGGATGCGGCCACGTCGTTGCCTAAAGGCATGGGGTCGGGAGGGGTGATTGCCACAGATGAAGGGTGGGCGAGGTATCCGGTGGCGATGGTGTTATGGGGAGCAGACGAGCTGGCCGAAAGCATCTTCCAAATATCCTACCACAACCTAAATTATGTCATGAGCAAGGCCGAAGGCCGGACCAATAGACACTTTTTTTTCGCAGCATGAAGAGGGATGGTAAAATCAGAGGGCCAAAGATCCAGAAGGTAACCGGGCCGGAGCCTTTTTATCCTGAGGTTGCGGACTGGAACGGCTTGGCGGCCTGGCTCTACAAGACTCGCAACCTATTCATGGGGACAACGGCAAAGGAGGGCACTTTCTCTCACCCGTGGAAGGTTGGGTGTGTATGGGATACCGCGCTGGGAAAATGGGTGATAACCGTTAAGGCGGGCTTCCTAAGGGGGCATGATGTGGTGGTTAAGGAGGTGGAGGGCTATTGCGCCGGGGATGCCACTTGGAAAAGGGAAACGGGAGCTGTCAACCCAGACCCTATGAACGCGAAGACGGGCAAGACATTTAAGAACGTGCCCTTGATTGAAAAGCCCATGATTCCAGTGCTCAAATGGAGGGTGGCGGCATCGGCGGACAAGGTGGTGCTCGCCGGGAGCGACGAGAAGCCCGTTCCGCCCTACTTTACCGAGCTAGGGGTGGTGGGGGCTAAGGTCATCTCCGTTGATCTGGATACACAAGAGCTGACCGTGACTGAGCCGGAAACGATACCCCTATCAGCGGCGAGGCAACTCCGGTCTGTGGAGATTGTTTTAAATCAACCTAGGCCAGTGGTTAATTTTGTTGAGGCAGATGGAGCCCTGGTGCCTTCGGTGGATTACCCGGACCCAAAAAAGAAACCACCTTTCTTAAGGCTACAGCCGAAGCCTCCGGTCACGAGCACCGATGTGGTTTCCACTGCCATAATACAAACCAGTCTCAACCAAGAGCTGCACATCGCAACAGTTTGGTTGATCGGACCTCCGGGCGACTTGGGCACGGTGGAGCCGGGGGAAGATTGGGAGTTTGTGAGCCAGAATTGGGTGTGGTGGAACCTTGATTACTCGGTCCACGTCAAAGCGACCGAAGTATCCCTGGAGCCAGTAGTCAATCCAGCGCTCGGGCTAACCGGGAGCGAGAATGCCCAAGTGATCGTGGACGGTCTCAATGCGCAGGCGAGGGCTGCGGAGGAGTTGGCAAGCAGTGTGCAAATAGATGGGGGATTCTGGACGATATGAGCGAGGAAGTTGTAGGATTAACAGGTCCGAGGGAGTTCGAAGAGGAAAGGGCGACCGAGTTGCGCCTCAACCCCAAGTTTCCCTACTATGCGCAGCCCTTCCCCTTTGACACGGTGATAGACTCCAAAAATTTGCACGATCTTGCAAATCCTGAGGAGGAACAAGGCATTGACAGCAATCAACTTTAAAACGACTGTAAAAATAAATGACATTAACAGGGTATTATGACTTGGCGACTAAGCAGATTTTCAGCGATGTCGCAGGCAACCAAGGGATCAACGTTCAAACGCTGATTGCTGGGGAGGCAGTAAAAATCAGCGCACGATTCCGGGAGGTGCGGGACGGTGTTCCTAGGGAATATCAGCCCAACGTTAGGGCGATGCGGGCAACCCTGGGCTTTGTAGATTCCCGCCCAACTCTCGGCACCTTTAAGCTGTCAGTTGGAGGGGTGGAAACGGATGCGATCACCTACAACACCGATTCAACCGCATTTGCCACGGCTATTCAGGCGGCATTAAACGCGGTGAGCATAGCTGCGGGAGCGGCGACCGTGATCCACCGGGACTCGTCGTTCATCATCACGTTCGCCACGATCAGCGGGGCGGCGCAGGAAATCCTCATGGTTCAAAACCGACTACACCCAATAACGTTCGGGAGAGTCCGGGGCTACCAACGCGGAGACCGATGGGAGCATGAGCTACGCTTCATGAAGGCACCCCTGGCCCATACCAACACCTTCATTACCGAAGGCGCTCCCGTTCCCGTCATTGAGGTGCTGAGGGAAGGCGGGTCGGATGGCGATGTATCGTGGTCTGAGATTCAAAAACTTTACATCCCTCCGGGCTTCGCAGGCACCTTTCGGATCGTGCGGGATGGGGCCATACGGTCTGAGCCTTTAGGCGTCAAATCTACCGTGGAGGATATTGACGCTGCCATGACCAACCTACTTGATCCGGGGGGAGAGTTCATAGTCACCACGCCCATCAAAAACGTGGCTTATATTGAGTTCGCCGGGGACATGAAGGGGGGGAACTATCCCCTGCTCACTGTGGAAATCTTTGACTCCCCTCCGCCAGCCAAGGCTGTCACCCTAAATACGCGCACTCGCGAGATGGCCGACTGGATGCAGGTGGTCAACGAGGGCTTGGCTTGGCTTGAGGTAAAGGCAGAAATCGAAGATGAGGAGGATGTGTTTAAGTGGCACACCCTTTTCTATCGCGAGGTGCGGGTTCGGGAGAACATCGACTGGGAGGAGCTGGCGACTGCTCCGGGGATTGACTGGCTGAATCCGCCTTCTTTCTACTCTTACAACACGTTTGCGCCGGGGCAAGTGAGCAATGGCCAAATCCACTACACGACCACGATTGGTGATGGGTCGGCTACATCCTTCCCCATCACCCATGGGCTGAACACGACAGTGGTTGATTTATCAATTCTGGAGACGGCTTCTCCGGGGGCAGCCATGATCGCGGGAACGGACTTTTCGTGGGAGAGGAACGGAGCAAATCAGGTAATTATAACGTGGCTCGGAACCACACCGACAACCGGGCAATATGTGGCTACCGTAAAGGGGCTGGCAATGACCAGCTTTTTTGACGATCACGGCCACGTTATCGACGACACGGAGGGGCTGCAAGAAATCATCGACGACCTACAGGGGCGGCTGGCCGTCCTTGAAATATCGTCAGGGGGCAGAACCCTGGAGGCACCGGGCGAGGAGGGGATTGAGGTGGCCAGATGGACTTTGCCTACCCTCTATGAGCTGTATCCTTCCAAGGTGCAACCGACTCCACCGGAGTCTGGCAAATTGTCTGACCTTGACGCGGACGAGTTACGCGAGGGGTCAACCCGCAAGATCATCAGCCGGGGTAAAGGGCTGCTGCCAGCCGTCCATGACGCGAGTGTGGCGGCTTTGCCCGCTACTTTACCCGCTGCAAACTCAACTGCGGCTGAGGCATTTATTGGAGCCGTGGGGAGGCACGACGGCACCGGGGAGCTGATACTTCCGGGGGGAGGAGGCAACGCATCTTCACGCATTCAGCCGGGCGAATTTGCGACGACCGACGGGGTGCTGTGGTATCCTGTGGTTCAATACGGTGACTATGAGGCCCATGTAGTGACGGCGAATGCCGAGACCGACAAGCTGACCTTCTCATCCCTGGCCACGGCTGAGATGCTTCCCGAAGGGGCAAACGTCGAGCTGGCCACGACCAACACCTTGCCAGCCGGGCTATCGACGGGGGTGACATACACCGTGTTTGGCATGGACTATGCCGATGGCTCGTTTCAACTCAAAGACAGTGGGGGTACGGTGGTGACCTTTACCGATACCGGGACCGGAGTTCATACCGTGGTGGTGGCGGGGCAAATCACTTATTACCCAAGGCACTTCGAGCGGACCCTTTTTACCATCCATGTAAATGACAAGATGCTGAGGCCACGCAAACGGCTTGACGTGGGCTTCCAACTGGAGGCTGCGGTCTTGAAATCCAACACGGAGGCGCAGTGGGTGGTCGTGATTGAGATTGGGGAAGCCCGGTCCGTCGCTACGGTGGGGACCGAGGGGCTGAATCTGAGTGAGATGGTGTGGCGTAAAATCCCTGCTCTTGAGCAACGCATTATCCTGACCAAGCAGGCCACGACACACCGTTTCGGCCTAAGGGTTCAACGGCGGCTGATAGACGGGCTGGACGTGTTTGATGCGTCCCGCTTCCTTTATGGTGCGCAAGAAACCGGGGTGGTCCCCCCTCTCACGGCCAACTTTGCGGTGAGGGGCAGGTTGACCCGATTTGATACCATTGATTCCGTGTCTGACCCTAAGGGCTACGTGATTGTCTCGGGATTGAATTTTAAGGCAGAGGATGATGCCGCTAGCAATGGGACGGCTATCGAGTATGGTTTCGCCATAGTAAAATAATATGAGCTACTTAGACGCATTTGCACAAGAGGCCGTCGACGCAATTAACGTCGCACCTGAAATTGACCTCCTCACCTCCTTACTGGATGGCAAGGTGGGGGAGGAAATATCCTATCAGATGAAGGCTAGATACAAGCCTGAATATTGGTCAGCGGTTGGGCTACCTGAGGGGTGGGAGATTAATGCCTCCACCGGGCTAATCACTGGGGTGACAGAGGTGGCGGGTCTGTATAAGGCCATTATCACCGTTAGTAATTTTCAAAAGTTAGTCTTCACCTACTCAACCAATCGCGTTATCATTGGATCGCGGGCCTTGGTTACCGGGGAGATAGTTGGTGTTTACACGACGGGAACGCTCCCGTCGCCCTTAAACGCCAGCACACTTTATGAAGTGTATGCTCCCGACACCCTGATTGGCGGGGGCGCGAACACGGACAGCGTGTATCTGGCACCTGTAGGGACAAGCAATTACATCACCCTGACCGGGGGGACGGGCAGTTATTACCTAGTCAAACGGAGGATTGACGAGGCAGCTTTGATTATCCCAATCCTGGGAGACGCCATTAGTTCTGTTTCTGATGATTCCTTCACCCTACTGATGGACGTTGATATTGACTCCGGGGTGGTCACCTTCCCCACGATAAGTGTTAGCGATTGGAGTCCAGCGGCAGCGGAACAAAGGACCGATGGCTTGAAAGCTCCCAAGTTAGCCGTAAAGCGGGGGGACCGATTCCCGGTGGCAATAGGCTTCACGAGAGCGAATCAGCTACAAGACTTGCCCTTGGGGTCTGTCCTCATCGGCTCCAAGCAATACGCGCCTGAGCCATTGGTTCCCCTGAGCGATAGTTCGTTCACCAAAATAGGCTCTGGTAAGTCAACCAGATATGAGGTTGTCCTCAGTATCGCAGAGGCAGCGTGGTTGGGTATCCTCTCTGACGAGGAGGAGGATGAAGGCACCTACGTCAATTCCATTTGTGAGGTGCAATACAGTACGGGGGGTGCCGCTACATGGGCGACAGTCAGTCAATTAATCGTGCATGATGCGCAGGCCATAAACCTATCCGTGGCCGAGCCAGTTTCTCAGGCGTTCGAGTTTGATGAACTGCCAGACAATGCGGATGAGCCTATTGACTTCCAGTTGACGCTAAATTTATCCGCTACCGGAAACGGGGTCACCACGGGCACATCAATAACCAAGCCGCTGACGGGATCACGAAATGGGGGTGTGTGGACTTTTGTGGATCGTGATCAGGATGGTTTATCTGATATAACGACCGTGACAACGGGATACAGCGGCTCTCTTACCTTTACGTTTAGTAGATACAAATTCCCTGCTCTACAACCAATAGACATGTCAAATGGATCGACGTACGGCGGTGTACTTGACCAAAAAATTTCGTATGTGGCTCCCGGCATCCCTTCATACCCTACTGCAATCCCAGGGTATGAATCAATCAGGTTTTACAATGCCTCTAATACCCTCCTTAAAACCATTCAAATAGGGGATGCGGACTGGGCAGCTAAGGTAATCATCCCGTGGGCGAATAATGGGACCACACTAACGGAGACAAAGACGATTACATACCTGCTGGGGGCGACTACCTCAACCATTACTCTGACCAGTGGGATGTCTTTGCTAGACTTGTGGGTAGAGCATATCGCTATACAGACTGACCAGAGGGTAAAATTTCCAGAATGCTCTTTTAGTGGTCAGAATTTAGTACTGAAGTTTGGCCCAAGATGGGGCACACGACCAAGCCCATTCCGGGCTACCGTGAACGCAGTAGCATACAACGCCACCTATGCCTACAATAACATGACTAATGATGAGGTTTTTCACGAAAGTCTCCGGGAGGTAATCGAAAAAATAACTAATGCTTTGTATGGTTCCGTTTGGTCATCCGCTGCCAGACCAAAATTAGTTAGCGCAGGTATTTTTACGCCTAGTACAATTTCCATCCTGACGCAGACCAACCTGAGTGCATTTGCTCAGTCAGTGGCTTACCTAAAAGACGAGTCCGATAATGTATATGTTTTCAATAAGACACCCTTTACGACGACCGTGGTGACACCGTTTACTCCGCTGAATGTATCATCGGACACGATTCTAGCAGGTGGTTGGAAGGCTAATTTACGTTATTCGGGGATCGACTCTGTTTCGGCTTCGGAGGCTACAGTTAGCTCCCAGGTCGTTGCTTCAACCCTTATAGGGGGGTATGAACCCACGTATGGCGAGATTGTCGTTTCAGCGCAGTTGACGGCTCCCGCAAAGGAGGAGCAGACGGGTTACACCAAAACCAGCGAATCCTTTGTCCTTAGGGTCGAGGATGACCATATCGAAAATTAACATAATGGCTACCGTAAAAGGCTCAACAATAATCAGGGATCGTGAGAACGCGAATGCTCGCGCCAACGCGAATTTTAACGCGGGCAATTTCAATGCCGAGACACAGGCACGTATTGAAGGCAATGCAATTGGGGGTGTACGTGGCCCCAATGGTGGGTGGGTTTACCCTAATAGCAGACCACTTGGCACGGGAAACATAGTTGCCACAGTAAATGGCTCTCCAAATGTAGGGGGAGCCACCTCTGGAGGTGGAAGCGGAGGAAGTAGGAGCAGCAACCTAAGCGGAAAATCTTACAACGACCTTGTGAACACGGATATAGGTGCTCTGGTTGAGCCAGATGATGTGTTTAGCTTTGATGTGGATGCGGCGGGCAATCTGGTGAATGCCAAATTGGAGCGTGAAGGAGTAGCAGGGACTGGTATGAATTTCCCCACGGCTCTCCACCTTGCGAAGACGACCGGGTTTTTGGTGGGGAGGTCATCATGGCAAACGGCTGACTCCGGGAAGTGGCTTTACTACTACGGGGTGGCGTGGTTCCTCCTACTCATGGACGGGTCGGAGCTGGTAACGTCCGAGGGGGTCACGCGGGAGGTTGCCCCCAACTTTACCTATGGGGATGCCCTATCCGAGGACTGGATTCTGCCGCCGGGTGCGGGCGCTGCTGGCTATCTACAATTCGAGCCGTTCGAAAGCACGATTAATGGTAAAACGCAAAAATACAACCCACTAAGCCCACCCACTAGGATTGGCTATGGAATAACTTTATGAGCAGGAAGAGAGTGAAGAAAAAAACGTTTTGCCTAGTGGTCCCTTGGATGGCACTAGGAGGCGCGGATAGGTGCGGCCTTGATGTGCTCTCCTACTACAAGTCGAAGGGGTATCGGGCAGTGGTAATAGCTACCAAACACAATCCCCTTACCCACCATCAAACGCAGGCTTTTGCTACAGTAGCTGACGCAATTTACACCGAGGAGGATATGCTTGCTACCATACAGGAGGAGGCTCCCGATATCGTGCTGATTAATAATAGTCATCACGCTTACCAATACTTGGCCGGGATAAAGAAGGTGGCTCCAGCGTGTAAGTTATTCGCCCTAATGCACATGCTCTTACCCCACCCATGGGATTTTGAAGAGTATCTAAAAAAGGGCTTCGCCAAGGTGGATGGGGTCATCACCGTATCCAACAAGCTGAAAGCCGACCTTGCGGAGAAGGGGATTCGGAAGAAGGTTTATCCGCTCCATTGGTTCGGCTTTAAGGGAGATGGCCTCTCTTTCTCAAGGGAGTTGTCAAATCGGATTCTGTGCCCTATGAGGCTGGAGACCCAGAAGCGTCCCGAGTTCATCCCTCTGGTGGCGGAGAAGATGCGGGCGCTCATACCCACGGCCAAGTTCATCATAACGGGCTCGGGGTATATGGAGGATCGTGTCAAGGAGGTGGCCGTTGAGAGGGGTGTTATGGATATGCTGGAGTTCACCGGGGAGATACCACTGGATGAAATGGAGGCGCAATACACCAAGGCTGGGGCTGTCCTTTGCCCTTCCAGAGATGAGGGGATTCCTCTCATCTATTATGAGGCAATGCAAAGGGGTGTCCCGCTCGCGGCATCAAAGGTGGGGGCAGTGGGTGAAGTGGTCCCTCCAGAGTATCTTATTGAGTTTGAGGCGAGCGACGAGGCATACCTATATGCGGAGCTGCTGGCGAAGCACTTGATGAAATACACCATCGAGCATGTGGTAAATACAAGTATCCGGGTTTCCAGGGACTTCTCACATGGTAAATGGGCAGAGAGGCTGGCGGCTATCATGGGGAGATGATCACGATAAGCAATGGCCGAATCCTATGGATTCTCAACCCAAAAACCGGGACACGCTCCGTGGTCGCTTCAAAGTTATTTGCGGGGTATGCGGAGAACTACATCACCGGGGTGGAGCACCCTTGCTTTAAAAATCTCTACAAGGTGGCGGTGGTTAGAAACCCCTTTGATAGACTCGTTTCCTGCTTCTTTAACAAGGTTGATGTAGGAAAAGGATACGGGGGCAAAGACAGCGGGGCGATTCCTGAGCATGTCAGGCATAGCTTCTCAGCCTTTGTTCATTGGCTGGCGGAGGGGGACAACCTAAGGAGTGACGTTCACTGGCTACCTCAATCCGAGTATCTGCCCCCAGCACATCAGATTGACCACCTAATCAGGTTTGAGAGCTTGCGGAGGGGATTCGCCGAGGTGTGCAAAGTAGCAGGGCAGCCCTGCGAGTTGCCTCTTGACAACAACTCCTATCACGACCATTATTCCACCTATTTTGATGATGAGCTTGTGCAGGTGGCGAGCAGGCTATACGGTGAGGACTTACAACGATTTGGGTACAGTTTTAATGATATGAGCAAGGCAAGAATTGGGTGGGATAGATACGTCGAAAGCATGGTTGCACTTGGCCTGGTGCCGGGGGATGAATGGGCTAACCGGGAAAGGTGGGAGAGCATCTACAACGGTTTCCTGTCCAAACAAGCCGTAAAGGGGGAGGTCAGGAAATTTGTGGAGATTGGCCAGGGCTCCGGCAAATACACCCTGATGGCTCTGGCCGACCACAAGCCAGAGCTGGCGATCTGCTGTGACGTGTCCAAACGTTTTTTGGACTATTGCGAGGAGAGAATCTCTAAGACTATGCCGGAGGCAACCGTACGCTATGAGCTACTGCCCCCAAAGAACAGATATGCGCTCATGGACAGCGTCCTAAAGCATACCGGGCCGGAGACGGTCGACCTTGTGTTTTCCATTGATGTGATGGTTCATGTGGAGGCTCCCCTAATTCTCAACTACCTGATGAATGCAAATAGTCTGCTCAGGCTCGGGGGGACCGTGGTAATGCAGGTGGCCAACGGTAGCACATCTTCAGGCGTTGAAAGGATGCTGGAGGACGTGGAGCCGATTCATGGGCCTGACGAGCATTTTGAGGGCAAGTTCCAGTGGGTTACCCCGTCCCTCATTACGCGGATGGCCACTCGGGCCGGGCTTGAGGTAGAACTGATGACGTGTGAGAACGGGGTGGACCTTTACTTTTCAGCGACCAAAATAATGCACCTATGAAAGCAATCGTCTATCAAGTGGACACCTACTACAACAGTCCCCACGTTACCGGGAGGCATTCCCATCACTACTATAACATGTGCGAATACCTGCTGCCGCAAACGCAGCAATGGTGTAAGGATATGGGGCACGCCTTTGAGCTGATTAGGCCGGACGTGGTGACCTGCACGAGGAATGAGGTATGGCCGGAGACCATGCGCCACACCATCAACACCATCCCTAGGTTCGCCGAGAGCGAGTATGATTACATGCTCTTCCTGGACTTTGACATCTACGTGCCGGAGAGGTATGAGTTCCCCTTCCGGGAGGGCGTGATTCAGGCACCCTCTTACCCGCGCAATGAAAGGTATGATTTTCTCAAGGCTAAGGTCAAGGAGATGACCGGGCTGGAGACCACCTCCGACTCCTACCTATTTTGTGCTGTGGCCATGAGCAAGGACGTGGCACGGCGGCTCAACGTCCCTATGCTGACCAATCCGATGCCCAGTTACAATGGCACAGTTTACAGCAACGATGAGCTGACCCTCCTTTACCATGCCGATAGTAAGGGGGTGCCCTTTGAGGATATCAAGGGGATAGTCAAGCACTCCGGGTGGGGAAGGGGCAACCACATTACCCACTTTGGAGGGGACGGGAAGGATGTAATTCGGTCGTGGTTCAGCGGAGGTATTTGACATTATGAAAAAGCGTAGGATGATACGTCAAACAAAGAGGCAGTCGCGGCCTAAAGTGGGCCGGGACGTGTTAAAAATATTACTCAATAAAGCAATTATGATAGAGAGAGTAAAGTCAAGGAAACTGTGGGTGGCGGTCTTATCGGCGGCGCTGGTCGCCTTCGGAGACGGCATGGGCCTAAGTCAAGTGACCCAGTGGATCATCGGGATGATCGGCGGGCTCTACACCGTGGGGCAAGGTATTGCCGATGGTGGAAAGCAGGGGGAACTCCAGGCGCTGGCAGCAGAGCAGCGCCAAATGCAACGTGCGGCTGCGGCCTCCCGGAAGCAGATGGAGGCAGAGGCTAGGCAGGCGGCTCAATGGGGGCTACAACCTCAAGGGCAGTGGAACGGTTACCCGCCACAAGGGAACGTGCAAAATACCCAAGGTGTGCTGACTCCTAACAACCAGCAAAAACCTCAACTATAAGCAATTAATTGGGTCGCTAACAAGAGTGCCCTTTTGAATAGAGTCCTCCCCCCGCCGTGGGGGGGGCTTTTTACTAAGATAAAACCAACAAAAATATGAAAAACATCATCATGCTATTGATCATCGCTTTCGCCCTATTTGGGGGTGTTCAAGCGGTTGAAGCTCGGCCTTCTAATCAGCCCTGCCGCTGTGCGGTGGACGGTTGTAAGAAGTGCCCGAAGTGCGGCGGCTGCCGCTGCGGGGCGAAGGATTGCAAGTGTAAGAAATGCACCTGCAAAAAGGCTCCCCCATTTAGGAAAAGGGGCCAGCGCTAACCTTTCGGACATGACGACCTGGGGTAAGTCGCAAAACTATCCCGCCACCCCTTGCATCTCTCTCTCGGTGTGCTACATTCTGGCAAAAAATTTTGCACGATCTTGCAAATTACTATTATGGACGAACGATCAGCCCGAATCATAAGCACCTTACACCCCAAAGCGCAGCCCGTATTTACGCGGCTCCTTGAAGCGGGAAAGACCATCGCCCTACTGCATGGGGCTGATTACGTCGCAATCTCCGGGCATCGGAGTTACGCAGAGCAAACGGAGCTGTATGCCAAGGGCCGGACCAAGCCGGGCCGGATCGTCACAAACGCTCGGGCGGGCTACAGCAACCACAACTTTGGGATCGCGGTGGATTTTGGGGTGTTCAAGGATGGCAAATATCTGGACAGCGCCAAGCCTGCCCTTGCCAACAAGATCCACAAGCAAGTCGCGGAATGGGCGGCTAAACATGAGTGGATCATCGAGTGGGGGGGCAACTGGAAATCCTTTCAAGACATACCCCACTTCCAGCTCAAAGGCCACACCCTGGCCCAACTTCGCACGCTGGTAAAGGAGGGGAAATGGAGCTAGGTAAAGTGACCCAATGGATTGACGAGCTAATCGCTCAAACCAAAATGCCCCCGCCTATGGAAGCCGACCCGCGCATTTTTTGTTACATGCTCGGGATTATCGCTTTCGGGGGTGTATCCGCGCTGGCGGCCCTTTTCTCCTCCGAGGCTTCCTTGACACCCCGTGTAGTGGTGGCGTATATGCTGTCGGGGCTTATCTCCTCAGGCGTTGTGGTGCTGCTACTGGTGGAAAGGTATGGTCTGTCGTGGTTTCTGGTAGGCATTGCCATCCTCGCGGGGTACAAAGCGGTGGACTTTTTGGCGGCTGGAAGTCTGTATGTAAGGAAACTAATCGGAAAGTTCGTAAAGCATGAGTAAGGCAAGGTTAAGGGTCAGCGAATTACTACACGTATTATTGCTCGTTTTGGTAGGGGCAAGCCTGGGGGGCTACATCTTCGAGAAGGGTCACCGGAAGAGTGCCCACGAACGCATGGAATTGGCCTTTCACTCCGGGCGGGCCGGGTGGTGGGTGTTCAACGTGAGGAAGAACCAACTAGAATGGTCAGACGGCATGTTTGATTTATACCAGCAGAAGCCCGAGTCGTGGGAGCCGACTTATGCCGGGTTTATAAATTCTGTGCATCCTGAGGACCGGGTGGAGGTCACGTCCCTACTGGAGGAATGCTACACCAAGGGCACGCCTTACCGGGTGGGCTTTCGTATTGTATGGCCGGACGGTCAGGTTCACAAAATACTGGCATCAGGGGAACGCTCGCACGATGGCCGATACATCGTTGGAATCAACATCGAGGACTCGATGCTAAGGGTTTACGAGTAAAGGGGCGATAACTTGCTGGCGATCAAGGGATAGTATTTTTGTTAAAAAAAGACTTTGCAAAGGCTTTAAAAGGGTTTACTCTTTAGTCGTCCACAGTAGAGGGACAATAAACGACAATGAGTAAACAAAAGTATCAGAAGGCTCTAAGCCTTTTATCAGACAGCGGCATCGGTGTAATCCTCACCAGAACCCGCGAACCACTACGGGCTATCTCAGCTCTCCGGGAACTCTCCCAAACCAATCACCTTCCGTTCTGTCAGTGGGACGTTATGCGGGGCTGGCGCAGTTACGGTCCCAACGACCGGGAAGACACTCCACCTAAGGCGGAGAAAATCACCGACCCTTTTATGGCCTTGAAGGCCATCGAGGATATCGACAATGCAGGGATGAACCGTAAAGAATCGGGCCTATTTGTGATGAGCGCTATTCATCATTGGATGGGCAAACACCCCGGCATAACGGAGTGCTTGCGTCACTACGTCAAAACATTCGCTGAGAAGGCCGACCTTCGACTTGTGCTGGTCTGCCCGGAGTCGACGATGCTACCGGAGGAGCTGCAACATGATATCCCAATCGTGGACTTCGACCTGCCCGACCATGAGGAAATCAAAAGCATTTACGAATACATCCTGGCCTCGTCAACGCTGGAGGGCGAGGATGTTCCTGAGCTTTACGGGGACGCGGAAACTGAGGCACTAATCTCATCCGCCGGGGGCATGACCACCATGCAGGCGGAGGCGGCCTATTCGCTGGCCATCGTCAAAAACCGTCCAGTCGACCGGGAGTGGCATGACATTCCCTTCTCAGCCTTCAACGGCTCCGTGCTGGACTCCAAAACTGAGGCTGTCAAACAGTCGGAAGTGCTGGAGCTACTGGAACCCGTCGAAATGTCTGACGTGGGCGGTCTGGAGGTTCTCAAGGAGTGGATCACCGATGCAGCCCAAATGTTCTCCAAAGAGGCAAGGGATTTTGGGGCGGATATGCCGGACGGTATTGCGGCAGTCGGACCTCCGGGCACCGGGAAAACTCTTGTGGCCAAGGCTATCGCCACCACGCTGGGGCAGCCCTTAGTCAAGTTTGACGTATCCAAGTGCTTCGGCAAATACGTCGGGGAGAGCGAAAGCAAGGTGCGGTCTGCCCTTAAGCAGCTTGAGGCCATGGGCCGGGTGGTCGTGCTTTTTGATGAGGTGGATAAGTCACTTGGCGGCTCTCACCAAGGCGGTGGGGATAACGGGGTTTCCCAAAGGGTGCTGGGGTCTATCCTGACCTTCCTTCAAGAAACGTCTGCCCCTATCTTTCCAGTGTTCACCGCTAACCGGACCAACTCCCTGCCACCGGAATTGCTCAGGAAGGGGCGGCTTGATGAGGTCTTTGCGGTGATGCCTCCCAACCGTATCGAGCGCGAGGCCATCCTGAAAATCCACCTGCGCAAGCGCAAGCAAACCGGGAAGATCAAAGATTTGGGCGTGGCAGTAGCGGCCAGCCGGGGTTACGTTTCCGCAGAGCTGGAGGCGGCAGTCAAAGAGGCGGTGAAGCACAGCTTCTGCCACGGCGTGGAGATTACCGGGCAACTGATAGCGGAGCAGCTTCTCAACATGGTCCCAATCTCTGTGGCCTTTGCCGAAGACTTTGCAGCGATGCAGGAGTGGGCAGCGAACAACGCTCGCCAAGCCTCTGCCCCTTGCGATGAGGACGCCAATGAGTCTATACCGGAGCCTAAGCGGGCGCGGAGGCGGGCTATTCAGGGTGACAACAACATCAACTCGAAAAACTAGAGTCATGCCCTACATCAGAACATTAGTCGGGAACATCAATGAATACAGCGGCTCCTCCCAGGTGCGGGTGTTCCACTCCCCGCGAGCAGGCGGGCTCGGCCACCAAGAGCTTTTCTTGGATAAGGCTGCCGGGGAAGGGCCAACGGCTGGCAAGATTATCCAAAGGATGACCAACCCTATTTTCATCCCAGCCGTTGTGGGGAAGCCCAAGGAGATTGGGGGGATGCTGGTGGATCAAACCTTCTCCATCTCGGATGGTGAGATACTGAAAATCTTCGCTCATCTCCGGGGCGGCTACGGGAGCCGGGTTAAAACTGCCAACGTGTTTCTGCGGGTGCGGGAGGGCGCGGCAGTGCAAAAAATCAGAATCAAAATCTCAACCAATCCAAACGCGGCTTTCCAGTATGCGGAGATTGAGGGGGCTTTTGACATTCTGGACCCTGATGACGTGGAAGCAACGGGAGTGAAGATGCTGGAGCAATTCCGGGACTCCATGAGCCTTGCGAACCGTCAAAGGGTGATCAGTGAAGTGATAGTCATTCAGCCTGAGGTTAAGGCTGTCCAAAAAATGGTTAAAAAGGAAACCATCGGGGTCGACGGCACAAAGGTCGTCACCTTTGAAGTCAAACGTAAAAGAGCAATCAGAACCAAGTAAAAAAAGTAATATTATGTCACATACAACGAGCATTAAGTCAGCTCCAATTAAGTCGGTGGCGGCCCTGAAGGGGTGTATCGCAGAAATGCGGGCCAATGGAATGAAGATCAACCTTAAAGAGAACGCGGTCCCGCGCATGTTTTACCGGGACCAAATCTCGCGGCACGTTAAGGCGGCTGAGGCGGCGAGGGCACCCGCTGATAAGCTGGGTTTACAGTTCCACACAAACCCGGAGGAATGCGACTACGTTATTGAGCTGGAGGACGCATATTATGACATCGCCCTGATCAAAGACAAGAATGGCTATCTCGTGCCCTTCTTTGATGACTACAACTATCCCTCGCAGTCGAGTGGCACTAAGGCCACCAAACCCATCCGGGGCGTTCTCGGGGCAAAATACGAGGGCAAGGTGGAGCACTGGAGCGGCGAGCGGGATGCCACAGATCAAACCCTGCATTCCGTAGGGAAGCTGCTTCAAGGGTATGCCCGGCACGCGGCCATGGAGGCGGCGACTATGGCGGGCTACCAAGTGCTGGGGTATGAGGAGGATGACAAGGGGTGGCAACACCTGCTGGTCGAAGTCAATTAAGCCTAACCGGAGTTCAACAATAACCGACTAAAATTATGGGATCTAAACAAATCAAAATCAGCATCTCGCCCATCGGCGAGGTCAAGCTACTGACAGAGGGTTTCGCGGGGATGGGGTGTTTGGCGGCAGCCAAGCCCATTCTGGACGCCTTAAGCGACCACACCAAGCCTCCCGAGATTGAAATCACGGGGGAAGGCTATGCCACGGAAACTGAATCGGAGCTGGAGTGCCAAGTAGGATGAAGCAAGTCATCTCCATTGCGCCGGACGGCTCCATGCACGCACTAAAGCAATGCAATGCGCTTGACCTGCGGGCTTTTGGCCGGGCGGATATTCGCCGGGCTACCCTGATTGAGTGGGATGCGGACCTACAGGCATGGTTCATCCGCTGGTGCGACCCTAGGCTGGGGGAAGGCGTGTGGAAGCACGAGGATGGCCGGGTCATCACCTTCCAGGAGTATGAGGAGGCAGTGGCCCATGAGGTGGCCACCATCCAAACGATGCAGAGAGCTGGGAAACTGGCGGCTCTGGGGGCCATCCTCCATTGTGTTCAGGCCGAAGCCTGAAAGGTAAAAAAAGGCGGCTCCCTAGGAAAGTTTTTCCGAAAACCTAGGGAGCCGCAAACACACTGAGAAGTCACACATCTTTCGATGTCGCGGCAATAACTTAACGCTGGGAAGAACTAATGTCTAGCAAATCTTTGATTACTTATCGAAATATTCATCGCCTGCTGGTTAGGGAGTGGGCACCTCACTTGACACATGTGGAATATCGGGCATTACATTTTATATTGGATCGCACACTTGGATGGAACAAAACATGGGAAAAAATAACCCTCAAACAAGCCGTGGAGGGCATAGAAAACAACGGGGTAATATACGCTTCCCCCTTCTCGCCAAACTCGGCCAGCGGAGCCAGCAAAGCCCTGAAAGGTTTACTGGAGAAGGGTGTGATCGAGGCTCAAGCCGGGCCGAACCGGACCAACAAATACAGAATAAACGAACAGTGGCAACCTATGAAAATATCAAAAAGGCGGGCGGCGGAGGGGAAAAAAGAGTACCTAGAGGAGGTAATCAGAGTACCTAATTTAGGTACGCCGGGAGTACCTAATTTAGGTACGCGAAGAAGTACAAAAGAAAGAGGAGAAACTGATAAGAGTTCCGATGCCGGGGGCATCGGTGATCTGGAGGAGCAATTCGCTCTGATAGCTGAAACCAGAAAGGGGAAGCTCAAGGGTAAGGCAAAGGAGGGGAAAGCGCTAAGGCCGGATGGAACGGGATTCCGGCCTTTTCAAAAGAACGTCCCTGCCCTTTGGTTCACCCTGCTCTCCGAGCATCACCCTGAGGCACCCCGTTCCCTATCTCCCGTCTCTGCCTCCATCCTTTACAATTACTGGGGGTCATGGACTCAGGCCAGAGACTCCGGGGAGTTCGGGGAGTTCCTGGAGTGGGTGTTCAAGCGCTGGCACAGCCTAGGGGCGATTGCCTTTCACTGGATGGGCGCTTTTCCCACCTACCCGGACGTGAGGATCATCACAGCCGTTTATCACCGGATGACCATTGAGGAGTGGTATCGCAATCAGGTGGCCTTCGAGGATTTAACTCACTTGACCCCGGACGAGCGCAGGAAGCGCTTCATGGAACGAGAATGGGGGATGGACGCCGGGGAAGCCGAGCGCAGGGTGGCCAAGATACGGGGTGAGCGGGACCAATTGGCCGAAGTGGAGCGCGAGAGGGCGCGGCTAAGGGTGGAGGTTGAAAGATTCAGGCAGGAGAAGGCTGCGGCATCCCGAGGCCGGGAAAGAACAAGGCGCAACGCGCCACTACAATTAATCGACGACGAACATGATGAATAAAGACCAAGACGAGATCAAGAAAATGCTTAGGGCGGCTGGAGTCCCTGCTTCCTATTGCGTGCCCAAAAAGTGGACAGAGCTGGGAGATGGAGCCGTGATCATATCAAACTGGCTCAAGAACGACGGGCTGGCGGCTTTGCAGGATGGCAAGGTGATGCTGCTGGAAGTGCCTCTTACACCCTCGATGAAGCCAGATAAGGCAATCGAGCAGGCCGAGAACATAAGGTGGACCTACAACTTATGTCACGCCTATGCTATACTCAACAAGCTGCCTACATCAAGGTTTGATGCCTGGGAGCTGCGGGAGGACGTTAAGTGGGAGGCACTGGAAGAGTCGTCCATAATTTTTGTGGAGGGAGTGTATTCGAGGGGCAGCACAGGGTTTACCCCAGAACAGCGTAGAACCATTGAGTTCTTTCTCAAGACCGCACTTGAGCGGAATATTGGGCTGGTGATTTTGCAAGATCGTGCAAATTCAGGCAATTCGTGGGAGGGCTTCTCCCAATCATTCGAGGCATTAATCCGGTCCCGCATCGCTATCTTGGTATGAGTCAGGGAACTAAATTCATCAGGGCGGTGTGTGATGCCAACGACTGGAAAACCCTGCGCAGGGCGAGTGCTCGCCTTTTTACCGAGGAGGAGACGCCTTTGTTCAATTATGTCCGGGATTATCATGCCAACTATGGCACGTTGCCTACGGTACAGATCCTGACTGCGGAGGCGGGATTTACCCTGCCAATGATAGGGACACGCGGCAACGCGGCTTTTTGGTTTGATTCGTTGCGCCAGCGTTACGCCCACACCAAGGTTAGGGAGCAATGGCCCGCCCTGATTGACAGTGTGGGGATGGGAGCGAGCGGGACACTGGACATTGCGGCCACTATTTCGACCTTAAGGGAGATGCTGGCTTCTGCGGCCTTCGGGGATACCGGGCAATTGGTCACGATGGCTGACATGGCGGAGGCAATCCGGGATAAGATCGCCTATGCCCGAAACCATCCGGGGCTTATCGGTATCTCAACAGGCTGGGCCACACTGGATGAGGCTACCCAAGGCATGATGGGGGGCGACCTAATTGTAATTGCGGGGCGACCATCCATGGGCAAATCTTACCTGCTTATGGAGATGGCGCTGGCGGCCAATAGGCTGGGGAAAGTCATAGCCATGACTTCCATGGAGATGGGCCTGGATCAGCTCACCTTTAGGTGGCTGGGGAGGCTGACCGGGATTAACCCTACCTTGATACGCAAGGGGGAGCTGGACACCTACCAATATCAACGTGTCAGGGATGCCCTTGACGATATAGAAGACCCACTTAGTGACATACACCTAATCGCCGGGAACATGTCCAAGTCAGTGGAGGCGATTGAGGCCATGATCATCGAGACCGGGCCTGAAATCGTCTTTATCGACTCTGCTTACCTTTTGTCCCCCTCAGGTAAGGCGAAAGGCTACGTTTCCAAGTGGGAGAGCATAAGCGAGGTGGTCAAAGAGCTGAAACAAATGGCGCTACGGTATGACATTCCGATCGTGATCACGGTGCAGTTCAATCGCAACCAAAAATCCACCTCAACAAAGGCGCTCGACATGGGCGATATTGGGGGGAGCGACTCCATACCGCAGGATGCGTCAATCGTGCTGGGCGCGAGGAAAGGGCCGAAGCCTTACACTGATACACGCAGGATTATTGAGGTAATGAAAAACAGGGAGGGAGCCTGCCCTACGTTCGCGACAGCCTTCTCCTTTGCCCCTGTCACGATGGAGGAAGTGGAGTATTCACCTTCAATCAATATTCATGGGGAACCAACCCCGGAACTAACAGCATGGATGGGATAACAAATATGGAAAAAATATACGAGCTAATAGGAGGCCCACTTGATGGGGCGGTCAGACGGATAGACATGACAATCGAAGGGGTGGCAGTCAAGGAGTGGAGCAATCGCATATCCATCTACAGGCAACTAGCATACGGGGGCACCTCTGCGAGGGCCAAGACCATTCACCCGTCCCTGCTGTATAGGGGGACTGTAAGCAGGCCGACGGCCAACTAACAATTTGCACGATTTTGCAAAAAACACACAATATGGGAACGACATTGAATAAAGCAGAGTTGGAGCTGAGGATTGATGAAGCCGTCAAACTAAGCCTAGCTAAAATCCCCGGTTCCGACGTGGCGATAGCGGGGGCGTGCGTCCTTTACGCGCATGAGACGGCTAAGGTTCTACAGGAGGAGGGCTACACCGCGTTGGTGCAGGGCGGCTCGGCATTCTGGAGGATGGCACCTGATAGCGAGCCGGGGATGACTTGGTTTGGGTATGGCTTCAACAAGGACGAGGCTGCCCACGCGGTCACGAGGGGCTACCTTCCAGAGTTACACGCTTGGGTGGTGGTGATGGAAACCGAGGAGCTGGTCGATTGCACCGCGAAACACCAAGCTACACAATTGCGCAACACCTTCCTGTCCGAAGGGATCAGGAAGGAATGGAGGGAGCAGTACACCCTACCCTCCACGATATGGAAAAAATGGAGCGACGTAGGGGCGCGGGAGAGATATGCTGCGGACGATTTTGCCACAGCCATCGTGAACAGAATGATCAAAAAATACTTTTTATGACCGAAAACCATTGGCCAAATATAAATGTGATAGAGGGCAGCCAAGCCAAGATCGTGGTGGTCTGCGACCTTACCACCAAGGCAGTGTGGGAGCGGGGGATGGTGATGACCATTCCCGCTCTGGACCTATTCAAAACGGAGGCGGAGCGAAACGGCTTCGGGCCGGAGGATTTTGTGTTCGTGTCGCCTTCCCGACCTATCGCGGAGGAGGATCAGGCGACCGAGAGCAAGACGGCCAAAGCCATGGGTATTGACCGGGCCGAGTTCCTGGAGGTGATCAAGGCATACCAGCCCGAAATCATCCTGACCCTGGGCAAATGGGCGCTCCGGCAGCTCAAGGGTAATGCCATCAAAATAACCACGGCTAGGGGCACCGCTCAGGTGATTGACGTGGCGGGCCAGGAATACCCTGTGCTGCCCCTTCTGTCTCCCCGAGAGGTGCTTCGCTTCCCCGAGCGCAAGGTTATTTTCAGGACCGACTTCATGCAGTTGGCCAGCCTTAAGGAGCACGGTTATGACGTGGATCAATTCAGGGAGGGGGCGCAGGGCAAGGGCTACCGTTGGTGCCTTGACTTGGCTCACCTACTCGACAATCCCCCACAACAGATTGCCTTCGACTGTGAGACCGTAGGTCTGGACCGTTATGACCCACGATTCGAGCTGGTGACCGTGCAGATCACAACCCGCAAGGGGGAGAGCTTAGTTGTCCCCCTCCACATCGAATGGTGGAACAATCCAGAGTTGATGTCCCTAGAATCTGCGGCTGCTCCACGTCTCACTAAGACCATCCGCAAAAAGCTCATTGGCCAGCTCAAGGAGCTACTGGAGAATCCGAAGGTGGCGGTGGTCGGCCACAACCTGAAATATGACATCCACGCCATGAGGACGGCTGGAGTGCGCATTGCCAACTGGTATGCGGACACCATGCAGTTGGCGTTTGTTGTTGACGAGAACATGCAGCGGATGGGGCTTGACGATTGCGTTAGAAGGTGGCTCCCCCAATTCGCGGGATATGCCGACGAGTTCAATGCGAACATCGACAAGAGCAACATGCACAAGGTGCCGCATAGTCAATTCTTGGGGTATGCCGGGGGGGATACTGAGGTCACTTGGCGGCTGGCCGGGGTGCTACTCGATGAGGCAAAGCGGGACATTTTGCAGTGGGGCACCTTCATAAAGGTGCAAATGCCAGCTCTAAGGGCTTTCGTGGGGATGGAGGAAGTGGGAGTTGGGATCAACACCACCGCTTTGACCGAGTTTGGGGTGTACTTAGAGCAACGTCACGCCGAGCTACAGGCGAAATTGCTGGATCAAGTCCCCCCTACCCTATTGCGGGCGCATGAAGAGAAGGGCTGCCGATTCTCTCGGGCCGACTTTGTGATTGACTGCCTTTTTGGGGAGGACTCCATCCGATTCCTGGAAGACGGGACCGTGGACCAACACAATGGGTCGCGGCTCAAGGCCAAGGTGTGGACTAAAGGTGGGCAACCCTCTACCAGCTCCACCGATCATTTACCCTACTTTGACCACTGCGAATGGGTGCGCGACTTAATGGAGTTAAGCAAGGTCAGCAAGATGATCTCAACCTATGTGGGGCATGACCTCAAGGAGTGGCAGCAACCCATCAAGCGGACCAAGACCGGGCTGCTACCTAAGGTCGTCAGGGACATATTGGCCGAAAGAGGATACGTTGCCCCTTTACAGGTGGCCGGGCGACTTCGGGAGCCGGATCAAGAAATCGTCAATTTCATCAGAAGCAACTACCCAATTTCAGCGTCCATACCTGACCGGGAGTTGAGCTGTAAAATCAATGGGATAACCTTTGACACCATGGGCCGGGTCTTCCGGGAATGCCGGGAGGAGGCAACCGGGTTCTGGCAATACCTCAAGAACAAGGAGACAGCGCCACGCATTCACCCGTCCTTTCACCTCCACAGGACCGTTACAGGGCGGGCGGCTTCCTCCAATCCCAATGGACAGAATCTACCCAAGCGGGGTGCCTTGGCCAAAGCGTATCGTCGAATCTTCATCCCCACGGAGGGCTACACCTTTATTGAATGTGACCTTTCGCAGGCCGAGCTGCGCATCGCGGCATGGATGGCCGGGGAGCCTGAGATGCTGCGGATTTACCGAACCGGGGGGGATATCCACTCTGCTACGGCTGCGGCTGTCATGGGCGTGTCTGAGCGTGTCTTCAACGCGGGACTACATTCATCGACCCTGCTTCACACCGTAGCGGCAGAGTGGCCGGGGGCTAACTCCTACCTGCTTGCGGCTGGCAGCAAGATGATGGAGGTCACCCTGAAAGCCTTCTTAGATTACAAACGATTTGCGGCCAAGGCCATTAACTTCGGATTCCTGTACGGGATGGGCTGGCGCAAGTTCCAAGTCTATGCCCGTGTTGAGTACGGACTGACCTTTACCGAGGCTGAGGCACAAGCCATTCGGAAGACCTTTTTTCGTAAATATGCGGGGCTGGAGGAGTGGCACGACCAAACGAGGGAGTTTGTCAAAGACCGGGGCTTTGTCCGGGCGCTTCATGGGGCTTTGCGCCACCTGCCCAATATTGAATCCGATGATGAGGGGGTCATAGGGGGGGCCAGCCGTCAAAGCATTAACTCACCTGTTCAGCGCTTCGCCAGCGACCTGGGGCTGATTGCTCTGAGCAGATTTGTGAGGGACTGCGACCATGACCGGATGCGGCCTTGCCTCTTTATTCATGACTCCAACATCATCGAGGCCAAACACGATTGCGTGGAAGAGGCGGCTGATGCCCTTAAATGGTACATGCAGTCTCAACCCTTGATGGAGTGGTTTGGGCTGGAGTCGCCCATCCCGATTATTGCCGATATTTCGGTGGGGGTAAATTTGGAGCAGATGACCGCATGGAATGGGCGGGACGGCACACCTAACTTATTGGGTAGGAAGCCGGAGTGGGCTTCCGATAGGGAAACACCTTTGGGATTTAGAGGTGTGAATCAACCAGTAAAGAAAAGGTTTATCCATAGATAAAAATAATACTTGCAAAGGGTAAAGGATAAGTTAGACTAGGGGAAGCTAGTCCTAAGGACTCAATATAACAACAAATAAAAATCACACATGAGAGCAGTTAAGGCGACGACCAAGAAAACCATCACGACAAAAAACGCACCCAAAAGAGTGCCACGGAGCCGCGTTCCTGCGGCGACGCCTAAGGCGGAGGCCGGGACCAACCCTCTGGAGAAAATGGCGGCTGATTATTATGCGGCCAATGAGGCCAGGAAGAAATTCGCCACCGCATCGGAGAAGCTCCGGGAGCAGCTTTTGGGGGAGATGGGACGGCAGGGGATAGAGAAATTTGAGCTGCCTGCTCACGGCAACACCCCTGCATTGGTGGCCACTATTGAATCCCGCAATACGACGACCATCGACCTTCAAGCCCTGTCCAAGCTGGTATCCTTCGAAGTATTAATGCAGGTGGTTTCCGCATCTGTCTCTGCGGTTACTGCGGTGGCCGGGAAGGAAGTGCTCGCCCAAGTGGCCATACCTGGGAAGAGCAGCCCAAACGTCAACGTTAATCCCAAAAAATAGGATGAAAGAGGCGGCGCTGAGAGCACTATTGTCGAAGCTGGACATTGATGTTCAGTTCAAAAATGCCAAGGGATGGCTCTCAGCGCCATGCCCCTTTGCGGAACATCTTCACCAATACGGGACCGACTTGAATCCTTCTTTCATGGTGAAGGTGTCCGACCGGGGCGCATCTGGCTTCAACTGCTTTTCATGCCACCAACGGGGTAACCTTACCCGCTTAATGACCAAGCTCGGGAAGCTCAGGGGCCAGTCCTATGACCGGGAAATCATCCGGGCGGCCATTGAGGAGACGCCTAAGGATGTCGAGAGCTGGGATGACCTCAAGGATCAATGGATTGCCGAGGCCATGCTGGATGAGCCGCTGGACTCACGCCTTTACAGGCGCATGTACCCCTCAGCATGGAGGGAGGAGGAGTCTCGCCTTTACCTATTGGAGCGCGGAGTATCGGAGGTGGCAGCGACCGTCCTGGACCTCCGGCACGATCCAGATAGCCATCGCGTCCTTTTCCCAGTCTATGACGACGACCACTTCCTGTATGGCTTTACCGGGCGGGCCGTCTATGACGACATTGAGCCAAGGATCAGGGACTATGCCGGGCTTAAAAAAGATCGACACCTGCTGGGCCAGCATCTTATATCGTCGAGGCCGGGGATGCCTATTGTATTGGTGGAGGGGCTGTTTGCTTTAGCCCATCTGGTGACCATCGGGGCGACCGATCTCGCAGTGCCCATGGCCACGATGGGGAGCTACTTGAGCCAATACCAAGCAGGCATACTGGCAGACTACGGGAGGGCGGTTTACCTGCTATATGACAACGACATGGCCGGGAGCGAGGGGCTGTTTGGTTCATGGAGTGAGAGGCGGGGATTCGAGGGAGGAGGCGCGGTGGATAAGCTCAAGAGCGAGGTGCCGACCTTTGTGTGCTTATACCCCGAAGGCGTGGACGATCCAGACGATTTGACGCTGACACAATTTACAGAATTTTTCTCCGAGGGGGGAAGAGAATACCAGTGAGTTGGTAACAAAAACAAACAACAAATAAATACAATAAATAAATGAGGACTAACGCAAATAAGGGGAACACGGCACAGACCGCAGAGTCACGCCGGGGAGCACTACGGGAAGCCGTGGCCAGGGACGAGGAGGCAGCCAAAAAGAGGGCGGCTAACTCAAATCAACCATGGCGCTTTTTTCAGGCCAAGGGTGCAGAAACGGAGGTGATAATTCTGGACAAGGAGCTGGAGGAAGCCTTCTGGCGCAATGAGCACAACCTGGAAATCGCGGGCAAGTGGGGCAACTATGAGCCGTGTATAGCAGACTCAGGACCATGTCCCCACTGTAAAGCGGGGTCATCCCCCTACCTTGTGGTGCTGCTTACCGTATTGGTGATTCAGCAATACACCAACAAGAAGACGGGCAAGGTGACCGAATACTCCAAACGTTTGCTGCCCATCAAGCGCAGCCAGTTCGTGGCCTTTGAAAAGATCGAGAAAGTGGCGCTCAAGAAGTACGGCACGTTGCGGGGTGTGTCCATTCTACTGGCTCGATCAACGGAGGAAACCTCCTTTTCCACCGGGATGCCCGTTCCTAATGATGATGGGGAGGTCATCAATGACTTCCTCACCGAGAAGCAATTAGTGGAGGAGTTTGGTAATGCCGTGGAATTGGCTCGGGATGGCAAGACCGTGTTGAAGGCGAAGAACGAGGACTTGGTGGTTTATGATTATCACAAGTATTTCCCAGAGCCAGATGCAGACGCCATCCGTGAGGAATATGACCTTGATGTTCCAGGGTCGAATCGGGCAAACGCCAAGACGGCGCAGCCTGAGGGTGGCCGGAGTCGCCGGGCTGCGTCCACGGAAGATGAAGCGCCAGCCACTACCGGGCGCAGGACTCGGGCAGTGAGGGTGGAAGTCGTTGACGATGTTCACGACGACGATATTGATGTTCAACCCGTCAACCAACCCGTGGGGGGGCGGCGGAGCCGAACATCTGCTCCATCTGCTCCAGCCGAGGAGGAGGCGGAGGAGCCCAAACCCACCGGGAGACGCCGGGCATCCTCGAAACCTATCGTCATCGACCATGACGATGACGAGCCTGACTTCCGTGACTAATTTTTGCACTATCGTGCAAAATACAAACAGACAAACACGATGCCAGTCCTAAGCTCAATGGTATGGTTCTCTGACTCCGAGGTGATTGAACATCGGATCAGGTATGAACATTACAAGGTGAAACCGAAAAGGGGTATCCCAACCGACCCTGAGCCTGAGCCTATCCCCTTATGGGTGCGGCGGGGCGCTTGTATCGGTTTACCCGTCGAGCTAGGGCTGGCAACTTGTGATAGGCTGGGATTAACGGTCATCAATCAACTGACCAAAGGGCACAAGATTCCGGTGCGCAAGATGCCCGACCCTCTACACCCTGCTGCCTCGCCGGGGCAGGGCCAATTTTTTAATGATCTGATGGGCGCGGCTAAAGACCACTTCTCCCTCTTGGTGGAGGCACCTACGGGGTCAGGCAAAACCGTGGCAGCCCTCTACATGATAGGCCAGCTCAAGCAATCAGCCGTGATCGTGGTCCCTTCCCGGTCATTAGCGGTTCAATGGATCAAGGAAGCCCGAACACACCTGGGGCTGCTTCCAGAGGAGATAGGGCTGGTTGGGGACGGTGAGGAGGATTGGGAGGGAAAACACTTGGTCGTGGTCATCCTCCATAACCTTTTCCAGCGCGTGTTCCCCATGGACTTTTATGCCATGTTTGGAGTCGCAGTCTGGGATGAGTGCCACAACCTAGGGGCGCGGGAGTTCAGCAAAGTGATGCGGTGCTTCCCTGCGGAATACAAGGTTGGCCTGTCCGCTACACCTGACCGACGAGACAACTGCGAGGAGGTGTTCATGGCCTATTTTGGCCCAGTGCGGCTAAGGAGCATTCAGGCGGCTCTCCCCGTCAAGGTCACCGTCATACCTTTCCCCCTAGCACCTATTCCAGGAGGCTTGGCGCATTCCACGAACCCAACCAGGGCGCTCCAATTCATCTCCCGGCACGAGAAGCGCAACCAGCTACTGACTGGACTGATTACTTCCCTATTCACCGGGGGGCGGCGCATTTTGGTTTTGTGCAAGCATATCGACCATGCGGAGGGGCTGCGACAAGCCGTAGTCGACAGAGGCGTGCCGGAAGAGGCGTGCGGCTTGTTCATAGGGCAACGGACGGCCATCTCGAAGGACAAGAAACGGCTGGCTGCCCTTTTGTTGCTTTTCAACCATTCCCCTACCCTAGCGGTCACGTATGGATGGTTTATGCTGCTCCAAAGGGTAAAGGTCAAGGGGGAGGAGCTGGAGGCGGCTAAGGCCAAGACCATAATCTTTGCCACCTACGCCATGATCAAGGAAGGCGTGGATATACCCGCTCTTGATGCAGGCGTGGAGGCTTTACCCGTAGCGGATGCTCGCCAAGCTATTGGGAGGGTGCGCAGACCCTTACCGGGCAAGCCTATGCCTCTTTGGTTTTCCATAGCGGACAAGGCACCTAGCGGGCGCGGAATGGATTTTTTGTATGGCTTCACTCGGGCGCGATTGAAGGGAATTGAAGACACTGAGAACGTCACCATCGAACACCTGAGCGCAACACCGAAGTATGATTGAAGAAAACAAGCCAAAAAGGAAACGGGGGCGACCGCCTAGCGGGACACCCAAAAGGGTGCTGACACCGGAAGACATAGCTGCTAAAAAAGCCTATGCGGTGCAGTATCACAGAAACGTCAGGAAACCACGGATGCAACACCCTATTTACAAGGCGAGGCTGGCGATGCAGGAGAGGGAACGCTACAAAAAGCGCAACCCCAACTTCAAGCCTCGCGAATATGGCAAATATGCGGGCAAGGCCGTCAGGTTCTCGGAGAGTCGCCCTGTAAACGGCATTAGCATGTTGGTGATGACTTACTTAGGAGCGGCCAAGACACTAAACATCAGATTGTCCAGTCTACTAACGTGGCTAAAGCAGGGCAAGTTTCCGGGGGCTACCCTTACAACGGATGAAGGAGAGAAGGTGTGGCACATCGAGGAGATAGATGCCATGGCAACGGTGCTCCAGAAACGACTTGAGGGCCGGGGTCTGTTTATGTCCAGCTACACCGACGTGATTGAAGAACTATTTGAGGTAATAACAGAACTAAACAATGAAGAAAAGTAATACACAAAACAAACCACCATCTACACAGAGGGAGCGGACGAGGGCGCAAGCCACCATGGAAACCAGCGTTGCTGTCAACGGGGGGACACCCAGGGAGCAGGCAACCACTCAAAACGTGGAGGTTGATACACCTGCCGATTGGGTGGCCAAGGTCACGATAGGTGGCGGAATGACTCACCCCACCGTGCCTTTCGGCAACGTAAAGATATGGTGCGAGGTCAGCCTTCCCTGCCATGTGGAGGACGTGCAAAAAACGAGGACAACAGCATCTCAGATAGTCGGCGACTGGATCGCTGACGAGTATGAGCTGGCAACCGGGGAAAAATTAGGAGGCTGATTATGGCAAGGGAAAGAACACAAAGGGCGGCGGAAGCCGGGCGGGATATCCACATGGAGGGTATGATTCAGGACGTTACCAAGGTCTGCGGGGATGGGCGTATGGTGAGGGCTACCGAGTTACCCTCAATAAACCATATCCCCACCGGGTCATTCATCATGGATTTTGCCACGTTGGGGGGGCTGCCCGACGGCATCCCGTCCATGTTCTACGGCTATCACTCCACAGCCAAGTCGACTGCCTACTACCATGTTGTGGCCAACTACCAAGTGAAGTACAGCTCGGACAACGCGGTTTGGATCGACGCGGAGGGGCTGTTTGACAGGGATTGGGCGCGGAAGATTGGTATTGACTTGGGGCGGCTGGTTCTCGGCTCCCCCGACAACGGAGAGGATGCAGTGGACATGGTTGAGAAGGCCATCAAGTGTAAGACGACAGGCTTGGTGATATTAGATTCGATACCCGCTTGTGTCCCTTTCAAGGTCGTGGAGAACTCAGCCGGGGACGATACCATGGGGGCATTAGCTAGGCTGATGGGCAAGATGTGCTCCAAAGTCACTTGCGCCATAAATGAGGAGCGGTCAGAAGGTCACCGGGTCACCTTCGGGATGGTCAATCAAATCCGGGAGAAGGTGGGTGTGATGTTTGGGTCACCCCTTACCAGGCCGGGGGGCAAACAAATCAACCACCTACCTGCAACCGTGCTATGGCTCAAGCTGGTCAAACAACACGTCATCAAAGACAAGTATGACAACGAATGCCCTGACTACAATGAGCAGTCCTTCCACGTTGAGAAATCAAAGGTCGGCAGCTCCCTCAAGGATGGCAACTTTAACCTCAACTTCAATACCGAACACTCGTTCGGGGTGCCCGAGGGCCATTATGACAACGTTCCGACACTGCGGGCCTTCGCTGTCAAGATGGGCTTTATCACCGGGAGCGGGGGGAACTATCAACTGGCGAGCATTGCCGAGCATCACCAAGGCACCAAATTCAAGACGTACAAGGACATTGAGGCATACCTGTATGCGAACCAAGAGGAGCAGGATACCTTGGCACGTTCCATGATCGTGATGCAACGGGTGGCCAAAAATTTATCACCGCTGCCTCCCGACGGCTACCTTGTTTCGCCTCATGGCCGACTGGTAACCCTGGAATAATTTGCAAGATCGTGCAAAATGAAGGTATCCAAACGACGCAGGGGCAATCCTAACCTATTGACCGACTCCCACCGGAGAGCGCCAAAGCAGGAGGCAGAGCTTGCCAAGCGCACCGGGGGGAGGGTCACCGCCGGGTCAGGCTGCGGGAATGAGAAGGGCGACGTGAGAGTGCGTGGTGTTCTCAGGATCGAAGCCAAGACGACCAAAAACAAATCATTCTCTGTCACCAGAGACATGGTTCAATCAATCTGTAACACGGCAGTGGCCTATGGGGAGCTGCCCGCCTTGATCGTGGAATTTCTCAATGCGGCGGGGAAACCTGAGCTTGAAATTGCCATCGTCCCAACCTACGTTTTAAACTCAATTATATCAAACGAATGAACACACCGAACACGCCGGGGGAAACCAAGTCACTACTCTTTAAGCGGATGGTGGAGGCATTAAATCCGCCCATGCTCATCGTCGAGCCACCCATTATGCGGAGAAGCCTAGTCAGGTATTTGGGGGGACCGCTACCCGTGGCATCCACACCTCAAGCGCAGGCCGAGGTCAAGGCGGCTATCGCTAAGGAGACAAAGGAGGCTCATTTTAAGCTGATGCCCACTGATAAACTGAAACTGGAGCCGGGGCGAATCCTGATGGATGCCGGGCACTTTGTCTCCACCAGGGTTTTGGCCATGGATCAGGCACCGGAGGAACGCAGGGGCGGGAAGCACATTCACGGATCAAGCCTGCCTACCCTTTGCCCGAGGCGGGAGATTCTGACTCAGCGAGCAGGGAACCGGAGCCAAGTGCCTGGGTCTGTCGACCGGGTGATTTGGGCGCTTGGCCGGGCTGCGGAGCACCACGTCAGGAGCCAGTTTATCCGGTCGATGGAGTACCAGGGGGTGATCGGGATATGGTCATGCCTTTGTGGGGTAACCTGCAATTCCGGGAAATACGTGGGGGAGACTTGCCCGAAGTGCGACGCGCCTGCCGATCAATACGGGGAGCTAACGCTGGTCGATCCTGCTACCAACATTCAGGGGAACCCTGATTTGCTCTTTTACCAGCCAGGGTCAGAGGTCATGCACGTAGTTGAGATTAAGTCCATCAACAGGACCGCGTTTGAGGCGTTGACTGAGCCTATACCCGACCACTTGTTTCAGGCGGCAACCTACCACAAGCTGGCTCTCCTCAGTGGGTTTAATGTGCATAAGCAAGTCACCATATTTTATGTGTGTAAGGATTACATCCGCAAGCCATACCTCTCTTTCACGGTCAACATCCCTACCCATATTCGAGCTGGCGTGGAACGGGCGTGGACATCGGCCTTAGGGCTCGCGGAGTGGCGGGAAAAGGACAAGGCAGGCGTGAGCCAGCCGCTGCCCCCGAGGCTATCTGTATGCCAAGGGGTCGGGGATACGCGAGCCAAAGCATGTGATCAGTGTGCTCTATGCTTTTCTTGTGAATGAAAAAACAAAAGGACAGACCACACAATGGTGGGCAATGGACGGCGGCTAGGTATCGTTCATTCATTGTGGGCCTGCTTCGGCAGGGTCACCTAAGGTGGGGGCCAAAATACACGGCTCTAAAGCGGGCTTATGTGGGGCCGGGGATCAACCCGGAAACGGGGCGCAGGTGCAAGCTGCATCGCTGCGAGATGTGTATGGCTACCTTTCCCCTGAATGCCATGAGGGTGGACCACATCAACCCGGTCGTTGATCCGGTCAGGGGCTTCCAGGGGTGGGACGAATACATCTCCCGGATGTTCCAAGAATCCGACGGGTACCGGGCAATCTGCTCCCCCTGCCATGATAAAATCACTGCCCGTGATAACCGGATTCGCTTGGGGAAACCAGCCCGAGAAAGAAAAAAACGATTTTCATAAAAAAAGATTTGCAAAGAGTCACGACTAGATTTAAACTCAAAACAGTTAATTAAAACTACAAAACAAAATCAATAACAATAACATGACTAATACCATGAAATCAGTGAAGAAAGCAGAGACCATCAAGAACGGCACCGCAGTAGTGTTCGTCAAATACACCGGGGACGCCGGGGAACTGAAAGAGGGCACCGCTCTGACTATCACATCGTTTGATTCCCGCAAGGGTCTGTATGACGTGGTGAGCGAAGACGGGATCGTGGACTCCCTCTTTGTGGATGAGTTCGAGGTGGTTGGGGCCGAGAAGGCTGAGAAACCCAAAACCAAAGTGGTCAAAACCGAGGCTCTCAAGAAAGCCGAGGCGGCCAAAGCCAAGGCGGCCAAGACTGAGGCACCTAAGGCAGCCAAGCCGGAGAAAATCAACGGGTCACACGTTGACAAGTCACCCGTCGTCGAGAAACCAGCCAAGGCAGCCAAAGAGGCACCCGTCAAGGCAGCCAAGGTGGAAAAGCCAGCCAAGGCCGAGAAGCCAACCCTGGAGCTGCCTGCCCTAGTCAAGACCAAGGGAGTTACTGCGGCTATCAAGGCGGCAGCCGGGAGCGACTTGGGGGCAGCTATTGCTCTGGCAAACGAAAAGGAGCGGACCATCTTCATCCTGGGGGGTGTGCTGGCGGTCATCAAGCGCAACGGTTCTTTCCAGGCATTGAAGAACAGCGGAGGTAAGGAGTTTTATGAGGCCGGACTCAAGGGCTTCAACCTTTACGTGGAGGAGGAGCTGGGGATCAAAGCACGCATGGCCGATTACTACGTCTCCATGTATGAGGTATTCAGCCCTCTCGCAACGGAGGAGCAAATCGGGAAAATCGGTTGGAGTAAACTCCGGGAGCTGCTGCCTTTGCGCAAGCTGCTCACCGCCGACAACATCGAGGAGCTGCTCGACTACACTCGGGAGAACCCAGTGAAGGCTGTTCAGGAGAAGGTCACCAAGATGCTTAAGGACAATCCGGGCGCGGCTCATGGCTTGGCTGGCCAGGGCACCAAGATGGTGACCTACAAGCTGTCAGTTTTCGACGATCAGGCCACCGTGGTGCAGGAGGCATTTGACCTTGCCCGCAACACGATTGGGTCAGAGGCTACTGAGGCGGAATGCTTTGTTCATATCTTGACCCAGTGGAGTTTGTCTCAAGCCAACTAAGCCATGGCCGGGGAAATTACCATCCACACCGACGGGAGCTGCAACAATAATCCAAGCGCAGCCAAGTCGGGTGGATGGGCCTTTACTGCGGAGCATAAGGGCAAGATAGCAATCCGATGGGGCTGGGCGGAGCACACAACTTCCAGCGCCATGGAGCTTATGGCTGCGCTTTATGCGCTGAGATTTATCCCTGAGGGGACCACTCCAATCATCCTGATAACGGACAGCCAATACCTAAAAAATGCTATGACTGAATGGAGGCTAGGATGGGCCAGACAGGGGTGGAAAAGTGCAACGGGGCGACCGCTCAAAAACTCGGCCATCATGTGGGACTTGCATGTGATAGCGGAGGGCCACCTAAAGACAAGGAGACTGGAGTTTCGGTGGGTTAAGGGGCACGCGGGCCACGATGGCAATGAGAAAGTGGACGGCTTGGCGGGCCGTGCGAGGACTGAGAAATCAACCAACTGGACGAGCAAAGACCATCGCTTTAGAGTGGGCAATTTGCACGATCTTGCAAAATCTGAGAACATGATAAAAGTTATTCAACAAGACAATGAGGGCATTAAGCGGGCTGATACCACACCCACACGGAGATTGACATGTTGCTGCTGCGGCAATGAGACGCGAGGGAGGCAGTGGTGGAACCGAGACACGGGCTATGGCCTATGTGTGGAGTGTATTGATGCCAATGGGGTGTCCAACGTGCCGATGGGAAGAGTGGCCGACTCCTTTGGAGTGCGGGGAGTCCATTGGGGCTTGACCGTGGAGCCGATTGCGGTGCATCCTGATTGGGTGCGAGTCAAGGCGGGATACGACGTGCTGGATGAAGCGGGCAAGGCGGCTTTTGACGCTGCCCTGAATCGGGAAGGCGGTGAAGCATGATCCTGAGATCACCCGTTAAAGGCAGAACCATTCTTGAGCTGGGCGTTGAGGGTAAACACGCCACCACTCCCGAGGAGGAGAAGCGTGGGAACGTGGCCATCTACCTCACCTTGCTCATGTTGCTCCAACACGGTCGGAGGGACTTGATGCCGTTGGGATGGGCATGGGCCAAGGCCAACTTTGAGGCGGGGCGGCTCCCCAACCCTGAGGACTATGGGATGGACTGGGCAGCGGATTTTTGTACTCGAGTCGGCGATACCCTCATCGACAACGCATTCGACCACCTTATAGGCGGGGAGAGCGTTGCGGCAACCATGTCCCGAATGAGCCATATTGCGAGGACAGACAGGAAGTGGGGGAAGGACCGGGGAGGATCGGCCATGGAATATCTCGCCAGGGCTTTGGGTTTACCGGATTCCTTCTACAGGGAGATGGCGGTGGTGGTGCGTACAGGGTGCGCGGCTGATTGTATGGCCGATGCAGCGTGTGAGGCTTACAAGGCCAAAATCTCCGGGGACGATACCAAAGCCAAGGTGGTGAGCGCAGTTGCCCTGAGCACGATTAGTGCGCTGGAACCCTCATTCAACCACTATCCCGAGGCGGTCATCTCCGCTTTTGGTAAGATGACCAACCCAAGTATGGCGGAAGTGTGGTGGAGGCTTCACTATGAGCTGTTCAAAGGGGGTAAAATCACCATGCCGGAGCCTAGCGTGTTTGATTCACCCATCGCTCGCCGGGATGCTCTGTGGTGCCGGGGGAGTATCGACGGGAGTATTGCGGAGTTGCGGGATACCGTTTGCCATAAGTCGTGGGCTGATTTTGTCAGGGGCTTGTATTGTAACTTGTCCTCCACCATGGAGGAGGACAAGTTCATGGATGCCTTAGGCCATGTGAGGGACTCAGGCATGAAGGCACTCCTTGAGGGTAAGTATGCCATCCTGACCTTCCAAAACGACTCGGAGATGGCGATGTTCCGGGAGGCGGGCTGCTACCAAACGGGCTACGACATACCACCGACCACGCCGGGCTTCTTTGACTACTCGGATGATCCTTTGTTTGGGAAGAGGGTGAACGACAAACGATTGTGGGGGGAGGAGGGCAGGAACATCACACCCGCTTTCCTCATCCATCTCGATGACACCGGGACGATTCAGCGGGCGCGGGCCAACTACGGCAGGCACGTCATCAAGTGGCCCATCAGTGTGCTGGACTATGCTACAATCTGCATCAATGACCATGAGAGCGTGCCCTACACCCTGCCTGCCACACATACGGTTATGACCAAAGCAATCATGGCCGTCCACACCACCCACCTATTCGCCATGTCCGCGTTGACAGGCAATGGGCCAACTCCGGGCAACGTGCATCTGGTCAAGGCCATCAACCAAGCCATAATGGGCCAGCCGCGTTGGTCGTCTGTGCTGGACATCCAAATCCACCGGAAAATGCCTTTAACCGAGGGGACCATACTGAATTATGATTGAGCCGACAATCCTGTTTTATGTGCGCTCGGGCTGGTGGAAACGCGGCTGGGTGCTTGCCCGGAATGACCACCATGCGGTTTCGGTGGCGGCCAATACCGGGCTCCACCGTAGGGGGCACCGCATTACCGTGCTGGAGGCAGATGAGCGATTCTACACCCCTGAGATTCGGGAGATGGCTCGGGCATGGGGAGAGGGCCGGGTTTTATGGGCGAATCGCTGGTTGCGGCCAGACACCATCCTACTCAGAGAACCAAGCAACCTACGACTCAAATGAAACAAGAGGATTTTCCACACGTTTTAATCAACCGGATGGGCTTCTCCGGCCAGGACTTAAGAGGAGTCACGGGGTTTCTGGTAGAGCTGATTTACCTCAGAGAAATTACGAACCCTGGGGGGCGGCTCATACTAGGTGGCCTTGACTCAGATCGTCCTGGTTATCTGTATGTTAACATTCAGGGGGACCATTTCAGGCAACTGTTCGAGTCGACCAGAGGCCAACATAGCAATGAATACACGGAGGTGCGGGATCACAGGGGGATGGTCACTGCGGTGCGGTATCTCGGAGGGGGAGTCCCCTCCTTATCCTACGACGAGCTGTTAGAGGCTTTGCCTAGGCCATTAACCTCCATCCAATACTCTGAATATGTTGGCCTTAGGTTGCTTGCGGCGGCTGAGGTAGATCCTAAGCGGCATTCCCATGCGTGGCGGAGCAACATTCAGGAGATCCACCGCTTTGAGCCTTTCTCAGGCATGGCGAGGTGTACGGAGTGGCGAAAAGACCTGTTCACCTTGATGCCGAAAGAACCCGCCGGGCCTGTGCTCCAAGCATGGATGGGGACTCCCAGCCCTGGCAAGGTGCGGCTGCGGCTATTGGCCCACGATATGCCCATCGTTGTGGAGGAACCAGCCAAGCCATCGCGCAGGAGGGCGATAAAACGGAAATGAAGAAAGGTGGGAAGTATGACCTGTGGCTGGCGGGCGCGGCGGAGCGTCGATCCATGCTAATAAACAGGATGGGCTGGGGCGACCTAAGGGGCAGCCGCTGCCTTTGGGTGGAGGTGTTTTACATCGGCAGATGGCCAGCTCTTGACCAATGGAAATTCCCTAGCTACGTGTATGCCGTCGTGTCCGAGGCACGCCTAAAGGAGGTGTTTTTGTCACCTATCGAGGATCGGCCCAGTCGAACATGGATGGATGAACTCAGCAAGGGGGCGGAAGTTGACCTCGACCCGTTCCTCTATTCCGAGGTAATCGCCAAAGTCTTTGTCTCGGCGGCGGGATACGGCTGGGAGGAAGGCACCGTGTGGTTCTCCAAGGATTCGCTGGATACTGCCAAGGGGCGGCGGCATATACACTCCAGCGGACATGCAGCCAAGGTTGTTTGGGAAAAGGGAGCCGTGTTTTTCC